TCAATCGGGTCTGTGCTTGATGACTTCGCGCAGAAGGCTGTCGAAGCGGTCCCCCAGCCGGTTTATGGCCCCGGTCAGCCGATCCTCCACTTCCCGCAGCACCTCGCGAGAAACCAGGCGCTCGGCCTGGGTCTCCCGGTAGGCGGTCAGAGAGGCTTGCAGCAGGGCAACCTTCTCATGGGCGGCATTGGCAGAAGCCAGTGCCTCCCTTGCCTCTCGGCATGCAGCCTCGGCCTCAGCTTTCATCTTCGTGTCCAGCCAGTCTCGTAGCTTGAAAACGGACAGAGCAAAGCCGCCGACGAAGAGAAGGCCTCCGAGGGTCAGGGCAGTATCTTGGAGGTTAGTAGCACCACCCATTACCCAGCCCCCAGCGGCTTGCGGGACTTCCAGCGGCCGTACAGCGTCGTGATGCCACCGAAAATGCTCATGCCCGCTGTCGTATAGACCTCTGTGTTGGTCTCGCCATTCGCCGCGGCTGCGCCAATGGTGGCGATGCCGCCGAGGATGGCGAACAGAGCGCCCCAAGAAACACGACTCTTATAGAAAGGCTCATTGTTCGTCAGGTACTCCAAAACCGGCTGCAGTTCCTTCGCCACCTCCACTTTGACGACTGGCTTCTCAGGAGCTTCGATCGGCACAGAAGGCGACTTGACGAGCCGGTCAGCAATACGGCTGGCGATGTCGAGAACGATAAGCGGGCTCATGCGAAGATCCTTTTCAGCAGATCAACAAGGGCAGTAAAAACCCGCCTTGCGTGGCTGGGTAGCGATAACCGGAGCGGGTTCGATGTTGGGGGGCGGTGGGTCTTTGACTTCAGCTAGGCTCAGGGCTGCCAGGAACTCGCGGTGATACTCGGCAATATCCCCAGCCCGATCGAGACCGTTGATGATGCGGCGGGCATTGTAGGGATCGCTCAGACCCGGCTTGAAGTAGTCGGCGAGCTTCTTGCCCGTGAACCAGCCGGCCTTCATGCCAGAGTACATGATAACCGCCGCGGTACCCGCGTGCATGGCAACGTCCGGGCTAGCGACCAGATCGAACCCGACCTCCTTTGAGGCTCTGGTGTAGTTCGTCCGACCCGTCAACTGCACATAGCCCCGACCGGCATACTTGGCCCCGTCCCCCAGAGTCAGATTACCGAGCTCTCGCGCCTTCGCGGGACGGTCGCCTTGGATGTCATACATCCGGCGATAGTAGGATGCGCCACCGTACTCCTTGATCGGCCGCATGGTGCGTGCTGTTTCGTGGTAAGCCGTGGCGAGGCAATAGGCAAGGTGCTCAACGGGCATATCGGCCGGCGCAGCGTCCAAAAGGGCGTCCAAGCCCTGCACTTGGCGCTCGGTCAACCAGCCGCCAAAGAGTTTTGAGCCCACAGCCGCAAAGAAGGAGGCGCGGTTCAGCGCCCGCCCGAATGTCTTGGTGGTCATGATGTCCTCGCGTCTTATGATGAAAGCAGATATGTGGGCGGCGCCAGCCGCGCGTCAGTAGGCACGCGGGATAGTTGCGAGGATCGTATCGACATCCTCAATCGTGTTGATTACCCCACCCTCAATCCCGGCCACGATATCAGCCTCGGCATCGAAGCAGTTCTGCACGTGCGCTTCGACAGCATCTGCCGTTGCGATGATAATTGAGTTCGGGATCTCCTCAAACCGCACCGGTGCAGACGACACCTTCCAGCGCGTTGTTCCCTCCGGATGTTCAAGCGCCTTCGTTCTTTTGCCGAGGATTAGGAGCTTGGAGCGGTCATCCGTCTCAATGGCGGCACCCCCCACCGTTATGCCGCCGGTCTCGATCTCCCACCGCCTCTGCGCGGCATAGGCTGCGAGATCCGGCTGAGGAGCCTCAGCACCATAGACCGGCGCAAAGCCGACAGGAGCCGGGATGATGACGACATCCGTTCCATAGACAGAAGCAGGTACCATTTGACCGTCGTCATGCCAGGCGATCACCTGGCCATTTCGGCAGTAGAGTTGCATAGCGTAAGCTCCTTACTGGATCACCATGGAGTTGCTGTTGCCAATTGTGTTCGCAGTAGGAGACGCCACCCCGTTCGGTCCCCCAATCGCTACAATGGTCGAGCCTCGTTCGGCCAAGTAGCCACCGATGGTATTGCCACCCATCGTAGTACTCTGTGCTGAGATCATTGCAGCAGCTGTGGCAAGATATGCGTAGCCCGCGTTGTTCGAGCCGCTTGTATTCTGGGCCCACATCACGGCACCCTCGCAGAACCAACCAGAGGCCCCGTTGTTGTTGGCTGCCGAACCTGAACCGGCCGAGACAACGCCTCCCAGTGATGAGCTGACACCATAGGAGGCATTGCCGCTGCTGAGGATTGTGCCGCCTGGTGCAGTGCGCAGTGAACTCGCGACCTGTGTTGCGATGCCGACCCCTGCTCCACCTGTCGAGAAAACCGGGCCGAACACACCTACGTTTCCGCCGTCGTCCGCATGAATGTTGTACGTCCCGCTTCCGAAGCTATAGACGTTATTGAGCGTGGCATAACCGGCCGCCACAACCAGTCCACGCCCTCCGAATCCATAGCAGGCAATTCGCAGCAGAGAAGCGAAGCCAAGCCGGAAGACTGGACCATCCACGCCGACGCTGCCATCTCCTGTGAACAGCACATCCTGAACTGAAATCGAGCCCTGTGCGGAGAACGCTGCGCCACCGGTGAACCGCAGTTCGGTTGGAACCCGAGCGCGGATCATGGCTAGGTTTGCGGCATTGTCCGAACCACGGGCCGCCGAAGAGCTGCCCGTGACGGTGAGATTGCCCGCTGTTGGAAACCCACCACCCGTCAGCACAGCGCCAGCAATAGTGACGCGAGCCATATCAGGGTGTGAGATACCGACTGAACTCGCCGAGCCATTATAGACATGCTGCCCGGCGGCAAGTTGAAATGTCACAGAACCGGTCGCCGTAATGCGACGTCGTGAAAGCCAGGCGAAGGCCGCATTCAGGTTCGGGAAGTCGGCTCCCGCCCCATGTACGGTTCTCGTGATGGGAGCATCGATGAGGAATATGGCCTCAATGGCCTTGCGAACCTGCTGCAGGTCGGCATCGCCCGGGGTTAGCCCGGCATAACTGATCAGGTGGTCGAGCTCGCGTAGCGGCTGCTCAACCGCCTTCGCGGCGACACGCGAGCCCTGCTGTCCGGATGTGAGGTTGCGATCGACATAGGCCTCGTTCGGGTTGGTCGATCCAAAAGGCGGTTGGTACTTCATCAGGACACTCCGGAATAATCAAAGATGAGGGTTGTGTGCTCGGGCGCGACGCGCCGCAGGATGCATTCAAGGTCGGTAGCCGCGACGAAGCCGCCGAGTGGCGTCTCACTAGTGATGGCCTCGCCGGTATAGAACCAGATGTCGCCAAGGCTTAGGACATGCACGACCCATTCATGATGGCCGTTCCCGGTGACGGTCGTGTCGTCGCCACCGCATTCCGAGAGCCCGCAGATGAAATCGCCAGGCTCCGTGATGGTGATGTCGTAGCCAACCGAGGCGGCCAGACAGATAAAGTACGCCAGGCTGGCGCCGCCTTGGGCGCCGTATCGCGCCCGCAACGCATTGATCCGGCCCTGAATGCCCGACTCTGGTGACGTGCACAGGTCCGGCAGACCATATTCGGCCTCCCAATCGTCTAGGGAGTACGTGACGGCCGATGGAAAGGTCTGGGCCGCGGCCTCGAATGCGGCCGTGTAGTAATCAGCCAGCCATCCGGAGAGGGCTGTCCACACCCGCCGCATCACAGGTGAGGCACCCGTGCCATCGCCTGCCTCATCGGTGCCCCAGATGACCCCGCGCGGCGCCATCGCGATGACCTGCGGCAGCAGATCGTCAGGAGCTGGGGCGCTTTCGTGGTCCGCCACAGAGGGTGGTTGCGCCGGCAGAAGCGCGCGGGGCCAACCGTCCGGAATGCTCATGGCGCCTCACTCAGGTGTAACTGATGGTGCCAAGCACCGGCATATTCGGGGCGGCTGGGTAGGTCAGGTCCGTCGCCGGGGTGACGAGAACGTGACGCCGCTCGCCCGTCGCGCGCGAGATCGCCTCCGAGATCCAGGATCTGGACAAGGTGAAGTTCACAGACGGTTTCGACGGCGCGCTCAGATCCGCGAACATGGCCGCGAGCTCGGCCTGGATGGCGACTCGCACCTCCGGCGTGTCCGCCTGGAGACCCGCAATGACGATGCTCACCGGCTGAGGAATTGGAGTAACGACCGTCACCCGCGCCGTCACAGGCTTACGGATAGGATCGTCGACATATGCCTGAACCGCCGCCACATCCGCCGGCGTCGGGATGCCATTCTCACGGTCGGAGCGCAGGAAGGAGATCCAGACCTCGCGTGCATCGCCAATGAAGCTGTCAACGAAGACGCGGGTGATGGCACCGGAGCTTTCCTTAGTCCAGCGGACCCAGTCCGTGGCCGAACCGCCCTGAGGCGGGTTGCGCTTGCGATCAAGAATGCGCTGCCGGTAGGTCTCAAGAGGCTCGGCATCGGCTCCGCCTCCCAAGCCTCCGGCCGAAACGGTGGCAGCCTCACCGAGGCCCGCAACGAGACCCGTGTCAACGAGGTTGAGCGTCTGACCGGCGTCAGTATTACCGAGCCCCCCGGCTTCGATCGCTTCGAATTCAAGGCTCGTTGCGGATCCTGTGCCGATCGCGCTGGTGCGGGTGCGAAACAGGCGGCCGTCGGCGCTCCGGTAGGTGATGCCGTAAGGCACAACGGTTCCCGTTGTGCAGTCGACCGTCACGAAACCCGTGGCGACCTTCGCGGGAATGGGCGTGATCCCAAGTTCGAATCCATGACGTGCGAGCCAAACCTCGTCGGCCGTGGAGGCAAAAAGCTGGCGATAGAGGAAGGCCAGCCGCAGGTGCCATTCCTTGCCGAGCAGTGCGAGGATCTTGGCCATGATCGGGAACAGGTTCGGCCACAGATCAATCGTGGCTCCTTCCGTCGCATTGGCGATGATGAGGCGTGCTCGCTGGGAGAGGTCAGAGAGCTTTGGAACAACGAACGTCATTGAATGAGCTTCCAGAGAGGATCGAACCGAACATTGGCGGTGGTGCGGCCATCACGGCCGATGACAGCGACCTCCAGCGCGATGCGGCCTTCCGCCTTCTGCACCGTCGCTTTCACGTCGATGCGGGCCGCGAGGCCTTGCCGGGTGAGAGTCCGCAAGGCGCGACGGGCCTCATCGTCGACCGCCCTGCCCGTCTCATCCGTGAGCTCATGGCGGCGGTAGAGCCAGAGCTTGGAGCCGAGCTCGGCCTCACCGCGCGCCGTATCGATGTCGAACCCATCCCCTGGCCAACCGCGGGCATCGCCCGCATGCTCATGCCGCAGCTCGTCGGCCGAGGCGCGCGCATCGGTCAGCAGGCAGAGCACGACCGCAGTGGCGATCGGGTTCTGCGCGCGCAGGCCAGTGAGCTCGTCGAGCACGAAATCCCCTATCGTGCCATCGATGATCACGACATCGGGCGGCAGGACCGTGCGGTCTGCCGTGGACAGCGGTTTGATAGTGAGCATGGGAAACCTTAGACAACTCGAACTTCATTCGGGGGCATCTTCGCCACAGACGCCCGCTACATCATCCACCGACCGCTGCTTGCAGGGCCGCGTCCGTCATGTACTCGGGGCTCCACAGGTCGGCCGCGAGCGCGATCACACCCGCCGTGATGCCGGGCTCGTGCGAGGGCCCGGACAGCGGGAGGTCTGTGCCGAGATAGAAGTTGGTGACGTCCATCAAGCCATTGTTCGGGTGCTGCCCCAACGGCTCGGTACTGGCGATGCCCACGCCGCCGAGCGCGATCTTGCGCTCCGTCGAGTTGGCGGACCACTCATGCCCGGGTTCGCGCCGCCACGACAGGCCAACAGTGATCTGGCTCGTCATCATCGACGCCGACGGCATGGCGACACGCAGGGTATTGCCGCCGCGATTGATGGAGTAGAGCGCCCCGTTGGGATAGCCTTCGCTCGGCGCCTCGACGCCGAGGATGACACGGCTGTCATCATAGCCGATGATCGTCTTGGTCGATCCAGCCGACGGCGGTGCCAGCAGCTGCAGCCTCCGGATCGACGTTCCGCCCTGCTGGCGCGCATAATAGCCGATCGCCTCGGGGCTGTAGCGGTAGTGCTCGGGGCCGCGCTCGACGTGCTGATAGTCGGTGATGCCGAGTTGCGTCTCGATGGGCGCAGAAGGGTCGCGGATCGGGCCGGTCAGACCGTAGAGGCTCAGGCCGCGCACGACGCCCGTGGTCGAATAGTTCAAGACACCTTCTTCGCCACCGACGACCATCGGCACCATGATCTCGCCCCACTGGAGTTCGTCCGGCCCAGAGCCGGGACGCGCCGGCAGGGTGCCGGAGAAGCCGAGATTGTTGGTGTAGTTGAGCGGGCCGTTGCCGATCCACGAGTGAATGTAGAGGCTGTCTCCGGCAAGGTTCGCCTGCGTGCCGTTGACGAGCTGGCCGCCGTGCTGGGCGGGGACACGGTTAAAGCGGCGCTGCGGGTCGACCTGCAGCGCAGGGTAACCGAGAAAGGACGCGATGCGCGGCTGATTGTCGGGCAGCGGCACGAAGCTGCTGGTGGCCGGATCATAGGCCTGCCACGGCACCTCATCGAAGCCAAGTTCAGGCGGCAGCGGGCGCGTGACCGCGTAATACTCGGCAAAGCTCACTTCGCGTTTGGGGAACCGACCGTGCTCGTCGCGCACGAGGATTGGCTGGCCATCGCCATCGAGCGCAGGCAGCGCATAGCGTCCCGTGCCAGGAAGCGCCACGGACGCGTAGGTGCCATAGGCCTCACTCTCGTACCATGGCTTACCCGCAGCTCTTCGCTGCCCAGAGATCCGGGGCACCATTAAGGGACGACGGCCAGAGAATGCCTGAAGCATCAGAGCCTCACATGTAGAAGGCGAGAGATACCATGCAGTCTTCCGGCGCAATCAGCCCGATTGATGTGACGCCTTCAGGGATCCTCCGCGCAGACGGATTGAGCTCACTCGCGCTGCCATCCGCCACTTCACTGGTGGGAACGGCAGCAGCTCCATCAAACTTGGCGTAGAAATCACCCTTGCTGCTAAAGATCACGTACTTCGCGTCAGGTGGAATCGTATGCGTCTCCGCCCCATTGGCAGCTATTGATCTTCACGCGTCGGGTGTAACATAGGGCAGTGTCAATCATCGTGAGGAGGTGCGCGATGGAAGGCAACGTTTGGCGGCCGACGCATCTGACGTCGGAGCAGATGGAGGAGCGGCGTCTGACAGCCGCGACGCTGTTGCGGCAAGGGCAGCTCTCTCAAGCAGACATTGCCCGGCATGTGGGGGTCAGTCGCGCCAGTGTCTGCCGCTGGGCTGCGACCCTGGCCCAAGAGGGCCCGCGCGGTCTGGAAGCGCGCCCCATCCCGGGACCATCGCCCCGCCTTGATGAGAAGGCCTGGGCTCGTCTGGGCCGGCTGTTGGATCGGGGTGCGGTGGCGGCAGGCTTTGCCACTGAACGGTGGACGCTTGAGCGCATCGCTGCCCTGATCGCGCGGGAGTTCGGGGTCCACTACCACCCGCGCTACCTGGAGCGGCCGCTCAAGGCGCACGGCTTCAGCGTGCAGCGTCCCGCCACCCGGGCGAAGGAGCGCGAGGAGCTGGTGATCGCGGTCTGGCCCAAGCGGGACTGGGTGGCGCTGAAAAAAAGGCGCGTCGGGAGCACCGGACCCTGGTCCTCTGGGACGAGACCGGCCACAGCTTCCGGATCCGGCCGGGCACGACCTGGGCGCGGCGCGGCCTGACCCCGGTGCTCCAACGGGTGAGCAAGCGACGCGAGGTGTCGAGCATCGTGGCGATCACGCCGGATGGGCGGCTGTATGCGCGTCATTTCCGCACCGCCATCTCGAGCCGCTGTGTCATTCAGGCTCTGCGCTTCTTCCGCCGCAAGATCGGCACGCCACTGCTGGTGGTCTGGGATCGGCTCAACGCCCACCGCTCACGGGCGACAACGGACTTCATCGCTTCGCATGCGCAGGATTATGCGGTCGCCTATCTGCCGGCGTATGCCCCGGAGTTGAATCCGGAGGAGCAGTGCAATGCCCTCGTCAAACGCGCCATGGCGAACGCTTTGCCCGGATCAGTCGACGACTTGCATCGGCTCGCCCGTCGCGAGTTTGGCCGCCTCAAACGTCACCGCGAGATGATCGTGCGCTTCTTCCGCCATGCAGGTCTCTCCGTTACCGGCATCCCGTGAAGATCATTAGCACGCGGGCATCCACGTGGTCCGAGGCTACCGGTGTGAACGCAGCCCTAGGACCGCCATGGTCTTGAGAATTATGAAGGAACTGACGCATGGATTGCTCTCCGCAAATCAGGATAGGCGATGAGAACGGCAGACGTCAGGAACACTCGAAGTTTGGGGATCCGTCGGAGATCACGGCCCCACAGCCGCAGATGCTGCCGATTCGGGCGGCAGGTTTGCCCTCCACCTCGAGCGTTGGCGAGCCGGTCACGATCTGCGTCACCCCATGGCCGAGGATCGGGCAGGAATGAAGATCACCGACACGGGCGATGAGAATGCCGTCAGCTTCTGTGCGGGAAGCCGACGAAATGATGACACCGCCGTGTGAGGAGCTGTCGCCTAATCTTGCTACTCGCGGCATCAGTTGATCTTTACCTTGCCGCCTTCCATCATGATGGTGGCGCCGTTGCAGATCACCTCGACCTTCTGGCTGTGCACGATCCGCAGATTCTGCTGCACGAGCGAGACCGTCGAGCCGAACATGTCGTAGAGCATGGTCCCTCCGACAGGCGTGCTCTTCGGCCGGTACTGCGCGCTCTCCAGCCCCAAGGACACGACTAGGTCTCGCCGGCCATGCAGCGCCATGCCGATGCCGTGTGATCCGGCCGGCGCGGCGGATGACAGACCGAAGTGTTGCACCCGGTGAACCTTCGTCAGCTCCTCACCCCCTACGCCGTAGAGAGTGACGGTCTGCTGGTCACCGTCATCCTGCGTTTCGCGCAGCTCCGTGCGGAAGATGTCGTAGCTCATGGGTCGAGCAGTCCTGTTCCTGTGTCCGATGAGACTTTCGACTTCTTTGCGCTGCCATCGTCCTTCAAAGCCTTCCCAGCACTGTAGGCCTTGTCCGACTTGCCTTTTGGGTCCTTGCCGCCGTGGCTGCGCGGATCGACAAACGTCAGCGCCGCCGACGTGCCCTGGTGGTTCTGAGTGAAGGTAACGCCCGAGAGCGTCATATCCTGATCCACCCGCTCGCCCGGCAGCTGGATGGCCATCAGGCACCCCGGCTCCCAGATCTGACCCGCCTCATCGCGCCAGGTGCTGGTCGTGATCGAGATCGATGTGCCAGACCCTTGCCGCCTCAACCGCTCCCATTGCGCTCGGGTCTTGAGATCCTGCTCCGTACCATCACCTTCTAGGAAGATGATCAATGGGCGGTACCGGCCCACCTCAGGGTCGTACTCCTTGACCTCCTCGCGGAGATCTTTGGACTTGGTCCCCAGCGCCCGCTGCGCTTTAGCCGTGATCTCGCTGAACTTGCCCTCTGCCGAGAACTTCACGCCGAATTTTTTGATTGGCGGATGTCCCTCGACCAGAGCACCGGCATGTCGCTTCGATCCGGCCCGGGTGATGAGCACCGAGCCGTCCGGCTGACCCATCAGCATTAGGCCCTGCTCCCGCGCCTCCCGCTCGAGCGTGTCATGGACGCTGTCGGTCGGATAGCGCTGGACCTTGGGAATTGGCTTGAGTGGGACATCGGCCTTGTAGCCGATGCCAAACTCGTCAAATTCCTTCGCCACCTCTTCCAAGATCTTGCCCTCAACTCGGCCAGTCTTGTGTTTGGCCGGAGGACAATCAATGGCGTCGGCTGCCTTGGAGCGCCCGGACACCCGCACGTCGTGAGACGCACCCTCGCCGTGATCAGCCTCATAGTTGTCGATGTAGCCCCGGCACAGGAGCGTGCCGTTGGAGTACAATTCGACCTCGGCTCCGAGCCGGAGGGACCATGCATCCTCGTGCCAGGCGGGATTTGTCGCCCGCAGCCCGAAGGTGATCGCCGCCTGCTCCATCGAGCGGGTGACGTTGACCTCCTGAAACCCGGATAGCTGCGTGCCACCGACGACAAGGGTCACGATCTCGTCCATCATGAGGCTAGTGCTTCCAGGCTGGTCGGCATGAAGAGGGGAGTTGTGACGCCATTCCGGTCGATTAGCTCCTCAGCCCGTTCAGGATCGCCGTACAGGCGCCAAGCCAAAACTGTGGAGGGAATGGATCGCATCGTTTCGACCAACACCACCGGCTTCAGGTCAAGGGCACCGCGACCGAGATAGTCGATGGCTTGGCGCACCGCATCGGACGCCGCGCCCCAGATTTGCTCGACGCCATACTCGGCAACCCGCTCGAGCGAGGCATCCGCCAGAGCTGAAAGGCGTCGGGAGGCAGCCTGTGCCGAACGACGGTCGCCATAAGACCGCTCGGCCACGGCCACCGCGACCTCAGCCAGGACCGCAGCCTCTACACAGGCGACCGCAGCCCGGGCGAAATCCGAGGCTAAGGAAACAGCCGGCGACGATGTGGCCGGGATCGCCTCAACGAGAAGCGGCAAGGCAGCGGAGCCAAGGCTTTCGATCTGCGCCGCGTCTGCCTCGCTGCCCACATCCCTGATTACGTCGCATAGATCTCCCACGGCACTCGCAACCGTGGTCACTGCGACAGCACCAATCATGTCAGCCCTTGCCCGCGCGACACGGGTTATAAGATCTGCCGAGACCTCAGCTGGCAGCGTCAGACCCGCGCGCAAAGCCTCAACCTGATCACACAGCGCCTGCACCACGCCAGCCGCAATGGATACCCTTTCGGTCATGATCGGAAGCCTCCAAGGAGGGTGCGGGCGAGCCCCGCAATGGAACCCGCCGCAGCAGCTGCCAGTCGGTTGCCGAGCGGCAGACTGGGAAACAGCCCGCCGGACCCCGATTCCACAGCCTCGAACTCAAAGCCGACGTAGCCCAGGCGCTCCTTGTCGTGCGTGGTGCTGATGTCGCTCGAGATCATCACCTCGACCGGCCCGAGCATCGGCAGCACGAGCATGCCGGAGCCCGGCTGCGTCAGGGCAGCGACAAGCACCGCTCCATGCACATCAGCCAGATCATTGGCAATGTAGGCCGTAATCCGGTACCGCGTAGCCTTACGGCCCATGTCCTCCGCCCGGATCTCTTCTGAGCGGACATATTCGTGGACCGCGATGTTGCGACCTGCAGTGAGTCCCTCGCTCTCAACATGAAATGGAACTCCCCGGAAGGAGGCCCGCCGGAGCGTTCGTGTCCAGTCACGCATCAGGAATTCCTATCGTGGGCCTGCCTTGATGTGCGGCATGGAGGTGCCAACGTTGGCTTGGATGGTGCCGGACGACTGAGCTGACATGCCGGTCACTCGGCCACCGCCTTCAACTTGGACGCGGACGTTGACGGTCGCGGCCCCCTTCACCTCAGCGTCCACCTTCCCCGTCACGTCAACGGGAACTGGCTGCTGAACCGTGGCGTCGACCTTGCCGGTCACGTCGATCGGCTGCTCGACGGTAGCCTTAATGTCGGTCAGGCTGTTGAGCAACGAACCGAAGTCCCCGAAGCCGACAGTGCCGGCGGATGTTCCTCCCGGCATTGCCCCATCAGTTGCAAGCGGACGGCTGCCCTTCCATCCCTCACCCTGGGCTCTGCCGAAGCCGCCCCAGTCGGGGCGGTTCTGAGCGTATTCGATCCGACGATTGAGATCGTCGAGAGTACGCTGGTCATCCATGCCACGACGTTCGTACAGGCGGCGGTTCTCAAGACGAGCCTCTACCTGCGCAAGTTCCCGTTGTAGGACATTCTTGACATCCGCAGGCACTCGCGCGTTCGGATCGTTCATCTTGCCAAGGCGTGACTGAAGATCGGCAGCGCGACGTTGATCGCTTGTTCGATCTTCTGCGACAGCGGATCGAACAGCCTTCCGCATGTCCTCTTGGGTGGGGAAAATCCACCGCTGCAGCGTCATGTCCTTGTCGCCAAAGACAAGCTCGCGAATCCTCGCTCCAGCCTCTAGTTGCTCCTTGGCCTCAGCCTCTAGCGCCTTCGTGGCGGCATCTGGATCTCTGCCCGCAGCGACATCTCTAGCCCGGCGCTGGGCTTCCAAGCGGTCGAGGATCGTCTCGCCTCGCTCGATCTTGTCTACAGCCTTGTTGATCTCCTCAGCTACTGCGCCGGCAATACCCTTGAAGGCATTGCCCGTACGAACGCCAAGGACCTCCAGAGACCGCGCGGCACGGTCGAGTTTGCCTACATCCGAGTTGATGGATGTAGTGAAGTTAGAATAGACCGAGCCGGCGTACTTGCTCCTGTCGCCGACCAGCCCGAGAGCTTTCGCAAGGCCTGATAGGTTATTTGACAGAATCGCGATATTGTCCTGGTACTCCTTGCCGAAGAGAGCCGTACGGATCTCTGCTGCCTTGATAGGGTCTTCAATTTTGGCAAGGCGCTCTAGGAGTTTGACCGTGGTCTCCAACGGCTTCTTGGCGAACTCCTTCTGGACCTTCGCGGCGTTCAACCCAAGAGCAGCAAAGCCCTCTTTGCTGCTGTCGAGGAACTCATCGCCTAACGCCATCATGTTCATGAGACTGTTGAAGGTATTGGCGGCCACCTCTGTGTTGACGCCGACCTCCTTCATAGCTGCGCCAAAGGCTATCGTCTGCTCGGCACTCAGCCCGGCCTGGTCACCGGCGGCGCCTGACCGCCGAATGAACTCGATGAGGTCAGATTCTCGGGCAGCCGCATTGTCCGCCACGTAGTTGATGGCGTCACCGATTTCCTCAAGCCGGGATTGGCTGGCCTTGTAGGTGTTGGCGATCTCAGCGAGAGCCTGACCGGTTTCCTCTGCCGAGGTGGCCCATGCTGCCGTCGCTTTAGCAGCATACTCCGTGTACCGGGTCAGGTCCTGCGTCGGGCGGCCAGCAAAGGCCGCCGCGGCCATGATACTGCCGATCTCCTCCTTGGTCTTACCCGTGGCTCTGGACAGGTCCAGTACGGACTTCTCATAAGCCTTGAGATCGTCTCCAGAGGCGTTGGTCGCCTTCCCAACCCCGATCATGGTCCGTTCAAGCGAGATCGCCTGATCGGTCGCCAGCTTGATGCCGTACCCGACTGCAGCGGGCGCCAAAACCCGTGAGGCTCCTGCAACGAGTGCACCGTTAACCGCCGACCCGATACGGTCAGCCTGTCGCATCTGATGGTCAAGGACACGAGCAGTGCGCGCTGCCGTAGTGTTCGATGCAGCATTAGCCCTGTGAGCCGCTTTGCTGACCGCATCGATCTTCTGCGAAATATCGTTGAAGACACGCCCGGTGCTGTCCTTGGCGGTGATCCGAGCTTCGGCCGTCATTGTCCGAGTGGCCACTATCGTCTCCCTTTGCGGCTCTCGATATGGTCAACCGCCAGCAGCTTCCACTCAACCATCCGGGAGAGCGGCATCCGCTCTATTGCGGCAGGATCGATGCTCAGGTCGAAGGCGAGCTCGCGGGCGAGTTGGCCGTAGATGAGTTTGTCGCCCGGGCCTCTGTAAAAAAACTCAGCATGGCCTCCGAGACAGCGAGGCTGTCTTTGAGATTGAGCTTTGACAGGAGGATTCCCGCACCGCCCTCAGCACAGCGGCTGCAGTATTCACCGACCGCAGGCCAGTTCACGCTCCTGACAAAGTGACCGTCGGATGTGCGGACCACATCGACCGGATCACCAAGATCCATCAGCTCGGCGAAGGTCGGCTCTCGGAAGACGATCTGAGAGACGGGGCCCTGATGTCCGATCAGAGGCTCCGAAAGTGGAACAGATTTACTTTTTGCCACGTCTTGCCCCTTGCCGATCAGACCGCCTGATAACTGGCTGTCGCGATACTGATGCCTGACACCTCGCCATTGGCGGTATTGATCGAAGCACCATCACCCACGAAGCTGGCGCGGGTGAACAGGTGGGTTCGGTTCACGTCAGTCTCGACGAAGGTGACGTTGATCTCCTGCAGGAGCATCGCCTCATCCCACTTCAGACCGATTCCCCGGTCGAAGGTCAGTTCGAGCGTGGCAAGTCTCGGAGCGATAGTCCGATAGGCCGTACCATCCATGTTGGCATTTGCTTCGATGCCGACGCGGCTCGGATTGATCGTAGCCTCGCCACGGCCCGAATAGACGCGGCCGTTGATCTCAATGTTGAAGCGACCGCCCTTGGTATCCATGGCGAGTGTCTCCTGATGCTAGATGCTGAAGAGGGCGGCGCTTACTGAAGCGCCGCGATCTGATCGTTGAGTTCGGGGAAGATCGTGACGTTCGCCGCGAAGACCCTGAGCTGGTTGGCTACATCGAACGGCACGTAGGCGTTGACCCGGTTCGGATCCGCCGAGCGTTCCACGATCACATATTGCGCGAACAGGTCCGGCTTCTCAGCCAGGCCTGCCTCCCACATCTCGCGATAGGCATGGATCAGTGTCGCCTTGATCTGCGGCGGCGTGGTCACACCCTGGATGCTGCGCGGGTTGTCATCTTTCAGGACATGGCGCGGATACATCGCCAGGATCCGCTGCTTGAAGTAGCGGGCCGCATAGGCTGCGATGTAGAGCGTCTCCACGTCAAGGAAGGTGATATCCGGCTGACCCCAGCCGTTCGTCCGGTAGGTGGTAACCACGCGGTCGAAGGCTGCCTGGCCGTCCGCCCGGAAGATCAGAGCGGAGATACCATTCCGATAGAGTGAATCCCGGTCGGCCATCTTCCACTGATCGGAAGGTGCCTTCGGGGCGCGAATACCTTGGAGCACCAGCGTCTGGAGCGGCCGAGCTATCTCGACTGCCTCCGAGATGGCGCGCCCCAGGTTCTTGGAGAACCCGATCCAGCCCACAGCCGCGGCAACGACCGACCAAAGAGGGTGCGGGTAGTTGTTAACCCCGAAGATCGTGGTGTGCGGATCGTTCCGGCCCGCGCCCAGCGTCGTCTGAGCAGCAAGGTTGCCGTTGTAGGCCGTGAAGTAGTGGCCATATAGGCCGACCGTCGGCGACCAGCGTCCGATACCGGCATCGGACAGGAAGTCGCGAGCGGCATTGAGTTGGGCCGTGGAGTTGTACGGGGAGCCGATGTGATCGAACGGCATATCGCCCAGAGCAGCAAAGACTGCCGCCATATCGACGTCGCCGGTACCACCCGACATCTGGGTGACCGTGACCGTCAGTCCCGCAGGGTCGACCTCGTTGCCATCGAGACCAGCCTCGATGCGGATGCCGTTGCCCTCGGTGCCGACATGACGGGCCGTCAAGGTGACTGTGCCCGTGGCAACTGAGGTTGTGACTGGCGCGCTCATGGCGCGGTTGAACTTGGTGTAGCCCTTGTCGATGGCTGCCTTCAGTGCCGCAGCGACAGTTGCGGCTGTGTCGCCAACAGCCACACCGATCGAGTAGCGCTCACCGGCGATGTAGCGCACCAGCGTGCCGGCGGCCGTCGCCGTGCCTGTGATGGCGATCGACCCTGTGGCAGCCGTTCCTGATGGGTCGGTGGCCGGAAAGGCCCAGATCTCGCCAACAGGATTATGCTGTCGGGCATAGAGAACCTGATCAGCCAGCATCGAGCCAGAGCCAAACAAAGCGTTAGCGTCCGCGGCTCCCACGTTCACGGGCGCACCAAGAGCAGCCGAGCCGCCGCTGGTCTTGCGTCCAATCAGGAGCGTGCGGGAGGTGCCCGAGTAAGGCGGCACACCGGCATTGATCTCGAAGTAGGCACCAGGGACACGGATATCACCGGGCATATTGGTGAAGGCGACAGCCATGAACGGCTCTCCTCAATGAAGAGGGCCGCTCAAGCGGCCCGGGTGGGTTACGACTTGGACTTCTGCTTGGAAGCAGGTTCAGCCGGGGTCTCCGACTCGACCTCTTTAACGGTGATGTCGCCGCGCTCGAACAGCCCTGCCCAATACGGCGACCAATCGACCTCAAGACCTTCCCACGGAAGGTCCCTGCCGCGATCAGGATCTGGAATGGATGCCCCCTTGCGGGCAGGCTTGATGAACTTGCGCTCGGACACGGCTCACTCCTGCGGAATGGTGACGTTCACGCCTACGAACGGCGCATGAGGTTGCCCCTCACCAGGTTCAGGGGCAGGGTCAGAAGGACCAGCATTCATGGTGAGATCCGCACCGTCGAGAAGCTCGGCGCCCGCGGGCGGCAGGGCACCGGAGATCATCTCGCAAACTAAGTAGCCGGAGGATCCTGCCGGGAGTGCTTTGCAGACGGTGCGGAGCGGATCAGGGAGGTTGGCGAACGGACCGGTGGGAACGTCTCGAATGTCGAGCTGATCCTCGCCCTTGAGCTCCGCCGAGAGGGTCACCACTCGGACAGCAAGACGAAGGCCATTCTCGTTGTCTGGGAACCGGGATGACTTGTACTTCGGGACCCGACGAGTGATCTTGCGAGTGAGCGCAGTCCCCTCGCCTACCGTGATGACCTCGACCGCACGATGTTCGACAAGATCCAGCATCGCCTCAAGTTCGCGGTCTGTGACCGGAATAAGCGGATCGTCGTCTGCACCCTCACCCCTTGCCGCCATGGCGATCTCAAGGACCAAGTCACAGGTCTGATCGAATGGAACCCCGCCGTTCTGTCGGTCAAAGGCCTCTCCGTCGTCATCCTCAGTGGTGATCGTGATGATTGGCCTAAACTTCTCGCTGGCGGGCGGGTCCATGATGGAGTCGAAGACGCGACCCGGGCAGAGTGCCGAAATGACCGGATCGGCCAGCAGGTCCCGCGACACTGCCAGTCTCAATGCCGTTCGAGCTAGGCTCATCAGACCCTCAGATTGATCTTGGACGTGTTCAGGTCATCAGGGATGACGCTGGTGACGATGAACGTTTCATTGGTCGCAACACGCTTCACCTGGTCGCCAGAGGCGATCCAATCCGGTAGAGCGACAGTCGCAACCTTAATATTGGCTGGCTGGGCCACATACTCACGGGTCCAATCACCGGAGCGCCCCCTGCCCTGTGCTTGGGCCATCGATCCTTCAGACGTGAAGGAGCCGATGAACGGGAATGGGGGGCGGAAGCTGTCACTGGTTGTCCGAGCATCTGGATCGGTGACAGAGCGGACGCGGGCGAGGAGAATGAACTCCTCGCCAAACGCCTCATCGAAGTCGGGCTGTGCCTCAGCCCATGCCTCGCGGAACAGGCTGGGCATGGGATCACGCGGCTGCTTTGAGCGCAGCCAGGATCTCGTCCTTGGACTGGCCCGGCTTCACGTCGACGCCGCGCCTCTCGGCCTCAGCCAGGAGTTGCTCCTTCGTCATGCTGTCGAGCGGATCTGTCGAGCCGGCAGCCGTCTGGGACGTGCTGCGCGTTCTGCGAACCGTTTCAGCCGGAGCTTCCGCGATCTCGGAACGGGTTGCCTTCCGGACGGCACCCTCGGCCTCAAGCTCCTCGAAGCTGTCCTCATCAAGATCGAACACAGCGCCAGGCTTGTGCTCGGAAATCTTGGCAACCTTCAGAACTTTGCCGTCATCAGCAACCTTTCCAGGCTCTGATGCGACATGAACCGCTGCCAGCGCAAATGCTTTGACCATGTCTTTACTCCTCAGGAGATCCAGCCGGCGCAGAGGTACCGCGCCGGACTGGCCTTACGGCACGACGCGAGCGCGGAACGTGCGGTTCGGGTTGACGGGGATCATCAGGGGAGCCGACTGGCTCATGATGAAGCGAGCCGACGGATCCTTCTGGCTCCACATTTTCGGGAAGATGTCGGTCGCCTGCAGGTCGGCATCCTCATCGAGGATCGCGCCGTAGGCCTTCACGCCTTCGACCCCGGGAGCGGTGAGGACTACGTCACGCGGGTCCATGATGTTGGCGAGCGAGCCATCATCATTCTGGAAGGTCCCGTTGTAGACATAAGCCTCGATACCAGCGCCGATGGTGCCCACGTAGGTCGCAGGTTGCTCGATGTCGCGACGCACGACGCCGCGGTTGAGCGTCAAGTCTGGAGAGCCACGATAACGGGTATCCATCATCTCCTTCAGGGCAGCGTCCTTCTGAGCCACAGCCCAGGCGCTGGCGCCGAAGGTGATGCGGTTGGGGAACCCACCGAAGGCTGCGCCGGCCATCGTGTTGGCGAAGCCCTGGATGCTGTCGACGATGGAGACGCCAGCGTCACCCCACCGGGCGCCTGCTCCAAGGATGACGGTGTGTCCGGCATCGCGGCCGAAATCCACCACAACGGAAGGATAATTCGAGCCGCCATCACGGATGTAGTTCACCGTGATCTTGCCATCGAGAACAGCCTTGGCCGCCATATAGTCCCACAGCCGGTTGATGGCGCCGCGCTGGAACTGCGCAATGCGGATCACCTCAGCGTCGTAGCGGGCCTTCGGCGTTAGAGCATTCTCGCCCAGGATCTCGCCAGGCTGGCGCTTCAGCATCTCGGACGGACGGACAGCGTCCTTCGGCTTAGTGTAAGCCGGCTTGAAGGACTGAAGGGTCTCACCCTGCCGACGGTAGATCGGCTTGCCCTGTTCGTTGGGGAGCATGAAGGGAGCGATCTTGCGGCTTGATGGGATCTTCTCGAAGTAGATCTCCTCAGACGTCGAGAAGTAGCTGTCCGGGAAGAACTGGTCGAGCCAGTAGGAGGTGGGGGCAGCTAGGCGGTCATCATACATGACACGGTAGAGCTGCCGGGAGGTATAAAGATCAAGTGCCATGTGTGTGACGCCTTCTCTAGTTCTGGCCTCAGACCGTCATGGTCCGAGGGGCGCGAATAACGATGCTGGTTGGCGTCGGAGCTCCGTTGAATGCCGTCTTCTTCTTGTCGACGGTGTCGTAGGAGGCCGGCCAGTTGATCTGGTCAGGGTTGAAGACACCCTGACGGTAGATCGGAGCGCGGGTCGTGGTCTCACCAGCGGCCGTGACCACGGCAGCAACCGTGATGCCGATGGCCTGGGTCGTACCCTGAACGGCGGGAACGAGAGCGCCCGACGAGAAGCCGACAGGCGTGCGGGCCGGAATGTTCTGGCTGGCCGCAACCAGCTCGTCCGTCGTCACAACCGGCGGGGAATCGCCAGTGATGAACGGATCGAAGTTCGTGATGGTCTCGACCGAGCTGCCGGCGATGCCTGCGGTATCGGCGCTGGTGGGGATATCGATAGCCATGGAAGGAGGTCTCCTCTATCCGAAAGAGTTGCGGGAGCGCTTAGCCAGCCTTGCGGGGCGCGTAGCCGGCGGAGGCGAAGATCCCCTCCACATCATCCGGATCACGCTGGCCGCTCTCACCGCCTGCACCCACGACCGGGTTCGGCGTCTGGCCCATGGCTTGCTCGAAACGGTTCGGCTCCTTGGTCTGAGCGCCGGCCTTTGGAGCCTTCGCCATCGCTGCAGTAGCTTTCTCAGGGGCATCGTCGGTTTCGAAGGCATAGTAGCTCACGAGATCCTCGCGGCCCTTCGCCTCCTCGGATCCGAGGATGGCCTTGACGCGTGTACGCTCTGCGGTCGCGCCTTCCTTCACACCAGCCTCGCGGCCAGCCTTTTCGCCCTCCGTGCGGCCCTCAGCGCGCGCGGCATCGAGCGCAGCCTTGTCGGCTGCCTTGTCTTGAGTGGACATCTCTTCGTCTCCATCATCTGGGAACAATTCAGCCGCGAACGCAGCCGTGGCATCCTCAAGCGAGCCGATCTCGTCGGCCAAGCCATTGGACTTTGCTTGTGTGGCGGTGAACGTGAGGGCTTCCGTCTTGCGGATGGCCTTCTCGTCCATGCCCCTGTTCCGTGCCACGGTGGACACGAAAACTCCGTAGAGCTCGTCGATGCGAGCCTGAATGCGGTCCTTCACATCTTCAGGCAGCGCCTCATAGGCGTTGCCGTCGACTTTGTGCTTGCCCGCATGAATGAAGGTGATCTTGATGCCGGCGGCATCGACCGCCTTGCTGATATCGACGTGGAAGGTCACCACACCGATTGAGCCGACGCCGCCGGTGCGCGAGACCACGATCTTGTCAGCTGCGGAGGCAATCGAGTAGGCAGCGGAATAAGCGCTTTCGGCCGCAAAGGCCCGGACCGGCTTCTGGCCGCGGGTGTCGAACATCTTATCGACTAGGTCGAAGTTGCCGGCCACGTGCCCACCGGGGCTGTCGATGATCAGGGCTATACCCCTGACATTACCGTCAGCCAGCCCGCGCTCGAAAGCCTTCCAGATGTACGGGTAGCCTGTGGCCCAGGAGCCGAGCTGATAGCCAAAGCCATGGAGCAGGACGCCCTTGACCGGGATGTGGAGGACACCGTCCTTGACGATGTAGGGTCGGTAGACCGACCGCCAGTCGCTGGCATCAAACCAGAAGTCGTCGGCCATGACTGCCGGCGCCTCTGCCTTCTCGATGCTCTCCAGAATGGAAGAGGCCCGCGCTAGGCAGGCCTCGAACATTCCCTTCATCTCGACCGCGATCAGCGATGGCTGCAGGTCGAAGCTCGCCAGTAGTGAGTTATGCATTCGGGATCACCTCTGGCTGCTCTTCACTAGCGAGATACGCGTCGTCGGCTGCTCGCCGGGCCGCTTCGTCCCGCTGGGCTGGCGGCCAGGGCAACCCGGCCTGCTCATAAGCTTCCTTCTCGTAGGCAAGCTCACGAGCCTTCTGGTCGATCTGCTCGCGCCAGTCTCTGCCCTGCTCACCGGCCTCGTCCGCTAGAGTCGAGACGCCGTTGGTAAGGCGCTCCGTTGCCGCCTTCGCCTCCTTCAGCGGATCGACCCAGCCGCGGCCGGCGAAGATCCACTTGCAGCGGGTCCAGGCGATCTGGTTGGCGTAGTAGTCATCCGGAGTGCAGTCCGGGATCATGCCGCGCTGCACCGCCTCCTCGAACCAGAGGTCGTAGACAACGGCGCACCAGTGATCGATCAGGAACTGCCGGACAGACGCGAAGTAGCGCCAAGCCTCAAGCAGCGCTGCTCGGGCCGACGAATAGTTCGTCTTCGAGAAGTCCCGAAAGACGAGCTCGTACGGCATGTTCAAGCCGGTACCAATACTGCGGAGCATTACTGTGGCGAAGCTGTCCAGCTCCGTCAGCTGCTGGTTCGGCGCAAACGGCTTCAGCTGGCTGCCAGGCGGCAGCGGGATCATGGTCCCGCCAGACATCTGGATCCGCCACTCGTCGATGGACTGCCGGTACGATCCCATTGGATCGTCGGTCTGGCCGAACATGTCCGCGATCTGCTGACCTTCCATCGGCGTTTCCAGCGCCGCAAAGATCAGCGAGTTCAGCACCGCCTTGCGGAGCTGTTCGCGGTTCATGTGATCGAACATCTTAAAAAGCCGGGCCACAGACGTGATCACGGCTTTGCCACGCGTCTGTCCAACCCGCTCGCTCTCGAAGATATGGATCACCCGTCGGCGGCCCCACGGCATGTAGGCTGGGATTCGCTCCCACTCGCCGACACCGTATCCAAGGCCGTAGCCGTAGATATCGCCAGGGTGCGTCTTGCGGATGTGGTAGGCCGTCGCTGCCGTCGTAACCGGATCCAACTCGATCCCGCCACGGAAGTTGACACTCTCGACCTTACCCATCGGGTTCGACAGGCGGGCCGGGTCGACTAGCTGCAAGCAGGTATTCCACCTTGATCCGTTGCGCTTGGTCCACAGAGGCAAGGCGAGCGCCTCACCGGTGGCCGCAATCGTGCGAGCCTGAAGGCGGGTGGAGGTGTGGAAGTTGTAGCGGAGGCCTGCATCGAACCAATCAGTGTCGGTGAAAGTCGTGAAGAGCGCCTCTACCTCTCGGGCCCAACCGTCGACCCAGCTCGCTGGTTTGCCGAGCGTCACCCGATCCGGATTCGGTTTACAGGTGATCCGAGGCCCTATGACGTTGTCGATGAAGGTTCGCTCGGAACCGGCCGCGACACCGTTGTTGCGAACGAGGTCATCGATGCGACCAGAGATCGTATCGAGCTCCGGCAGCAAGGCCGCGTCCGGTGACAGGCGAGCGGAGGGCCACGTTGCCATGTCCTTCGCGAGGTAGGACGCGGCGTGGTGCGAGGTCTCGACCTCCGGCACCGCCATCAGGTCGCGACCTGTCCGGGCAGGCCGGGCTTTCACGCCAGGCGCCCCTCTTTGGTTCCAGGATGGCTGCATCAGAAGGACATCACAAAGGGCCCACGGCGGGGCGGAACAGGGCCCTCGAGGGCTGCGATCTGCCGCCTGAGATCATCGACATAGGCGCGCAGCTGGCCGATCGTGGCAGCCGTGTAAGTGAGCTTCCGCTCTCCATCCGAGATCGACACGACAGCCTTCCCGATCGACAGTCGATGCAGGGCCAGCTCCGCCTCGGTCAGGCGTTGCTTCAAGATGGAAAGATCAACCATGTCACTCTCAGATGTAAGGGTCAGAAGCCGCCGCCATCGGGCGGCCTAGTGCGTCACCGCTAGCCTTGTTTGGAGCCGGGGAAGCTGCCCGCGCTTCCTCGCGGACAGGCGCCTCCCGCCGGCGAGCCGTCTCGGACAGCCGCTGAGCGTTTAACAAATAACCCGCGGCGCCCTGCATGGCCTCGCAGTCCAGGTAGTGATTGTCCTTTGACCGCTGCACCCATTGGACCTTGCCGGATGGGCGCTTGACCCGCGCCTCTGACACGATCTGCATGCAGTAGTCGTTATCGACATCAATCGGCAGGTGCCAGGCGCCGAGCTGATCGGAGGGCCACCTGACGCGCTCGTGAACCCAGCTCTTCCAATGATCGGTGTCGAGGCGAACCAGCTCAAGGCCGTACTTGTTGGCTCGGCCGTCCCGAGTCACCTCGAGCTTGCTGACCACAAGCGGTGTCCGGAGCGGCACCGACGAACCCTTCGTCGGGCGCACGATCCGGGAGAAACCTCGACAGAACTCGTAGACCCGGTTCAGCGGCAAGGTATCGACCTTGCCCGGACGGAAGCCCGAATCCACGAACGCCAGCCTGATCGGGATGCCGGCCACCGGAGTGGAAACCAGATCAGCTAGATCAGCCCAGATCTCCTCATCGGTCGTCGGACCATAAAGGACACCATGGTCGATCAGCCAGGACGTGGAGCGAGCGCCCCATCCCCGAATGACCCAGTAGATGGCGTTCTTCTGGACGTCGGCGGTCAAGGTCAGATGGATGACGCCTTTCGGCACCTCCCCACGCTCGTAACCGGAGCCGTTCCTCTTCCCCGCGACCTCTGTCCATTCTGGCGCATCGCCCCCGCCGGGGGCATAGAGTTCGCCGAAGCCGGTGTTAATGACACCCTGGACCTGCTCCTGATCTCCAGACGCGACCGCCTCAAGCCATGCTGCAGCGCGCTCACCGAAGGTCACGAACGGCGATGCTAGGCCGGATACCCAGAAGGACAGCGTCAGTGAGGGCGGAGGATCTCCGATCACTTGTCCGTCCGGCGTGACCAACTGCCCAGGCGCCACATAGACGCCCTTGGCATTCATCTCCGGCTTGTGCTGCTCTTCGATGATCCCGCCGCAATCCTCTCGCGGGCAGATCATGAAGGCTTTGCGCTGCGCCTGCTCCGGGGTGGCCTTTTCGGGCCACCGCAGATGGCGGAATCGCGGGATGAAATACTCACCGCAGCATGGGCACGGCCATGCCCAATGGTGGCGGGTACCGGACTGCCAGAGTTTCCAGATCGGGCTTTCGAGGTCTCTAGGATCGACCTTCTTCCAGAACTCGAGGCCGCTCTCCGGATCCTTCTCCACGTCAACTGCACCCTTCTTAGGGGTCGATGTCACCACAACCTTACGGTCGCGATAGGTGAAGCCGCGCGCCTTCACGACGGTCAGAGGGTCACCGTTCCCCTTCACGTCAGTGACCATCTGGTCGAGCTCGTCGACGTGAACATCGCCGGCCTGGTCAGATGACAGCTGAGTTCCGGAGCCTGCCCAGGCGAGACGGAGCGGCACGCCTGCTACCAGCTTGCGCGTCTTCTTCATCCGCTTGCCGCGGGCGACCTTGTTCTGCAGCGTCGGAGCCTGATCGAGCAGCTGCATGATGCGCGGCTCGAGCTGGTCCGTCAGGAAGTCCTTTGAGGGCCCGACGTAGAGCTGAGGGCGCGGCCGCGTGTCGAGACGCCAGCCGACCATGTCGAGCACAGCGTCCGTCTTTCCCATCTGCGAACCGCAGACCAGACAGAGGACACCGTAGGAGACGTCGTCGAGAGCATTCGAGAACGGGACCACGTAGGGCGTGTAGTAGGGGTCGCGCTTGCCGGGCCTGCCAGCCGAGACCGGATACCGCCTACTCTTCTGCGCCCATGCCGTCGGTGTCATCCGCGGCGTCGGCTTCAGCAGCGTCGCGGCCCGCCTGGATATCGCCCGCAGCCCGTGCGCACCTCTCGCTGATTTCGGCAAGGACACCATTGATCTCGTCTTCGATTTTCCTCCGGACAACCACGTCTTCCGTCACCCGGGCCGGCACTGATGCGAGGTCTGAAACCAGCGAGCCGATGATCGTGTCGAAAGCCGCTACAGCATCCTCAACCGGCATCAGCAGTCGCTCGGCCTCGTCATTCTCCCGGCGCATCCGACGGACACGCTCAGCCTCAACCGGATCCTCGGCCTTCTTCGACCCTTGTTCGCTTTCTGCGCGCCACTGCCCCCAGGATGCAATGCACTCAATGACAAGGTACTTGCCCCGTCCATCCTTCTTGAAAACGCCTTGTACCGTAAGCTTTTGAACCCACCGAGTGGTGCATCCGAAGAGGCGGGCGAGATCGGCAGCCCCGACAACCTCTGGGAAGCCAGCCATAGGAATGCGAACTCCACTTTCCGGAGGGCCAAATATGCGTAAATCCCGGGCCGTTCTCCGCCCGCAGGTAGGGGGGTCTCAGGAGGGACCCGCAGTGTTACACCGATGCATTCCGAGGGCCTCGGCACCCCCATTCAGAGGCCGGTTCAACCCCTCACTTGGCATCCAGGATGCGCAGGAGCTCGTGCCCGAGGCGGTCTGCCAGGTCGCGCTGAGCCACCTCGTAGAAGGCTGCCTCAGTCGCGCCGCTGACCATCTCCTGAGGGATGATGACGCCGCTATCCACCATCTCGATGGGCGTGCGTGCTGCAGACGTTCTGCGGTAGACGTGGCCGCCCATGTTGAGTGCGACGCGGTTGGGTTTGCGTCCACCCTTCATGAAGGCCGCCGGGGTGTAGGTACGCTTGCCGAATGGCTTGGCGCTGACGCCCTTCCTGACTTCCTTCGGGTCGAAGTACTTGAGGGAGATGTCTCCGCCTCGTGAGCTGATCGTGTAGGAGAGGTCGCCTTTCTGGGCGGCCTTCCTGACCTTCAAAGCTCTTACGATGGTCTTCCTCTTGAGCCCGGTTTGAGCTGTGAGAGTTCTGATCATCGCTGTTCTTGCCTTGGCTCCGGTGTGGTTGAGAGCCCGTGCGATAGCCACGGGCGCTCTCTTACCAGCTGCTGCGATCTGGTTGCCAAGACGCGAGACGTCGACAGTATCGATTCTGATCTGGAGCGCCATTGAAGCCTCGCGGATACATAACCTTTATACGTTGAGGCTAGCGGAGGCGTTGCAGGTTCTCTCTGGTTTGGCTCGCCGTCGCCGCTTGGGGCGGCGCGTCGACCAGGTGAGAGGGTGATAGGTGCTGTCTATCTGCGCTACCGCTTGATGATCGACAGAAGGAGTGTTGCCCTCTGTCAATCATCTGGTCAATGGGGCGTCGCGGTGTGTTTCAAATTATGAGCACACCTGGATCGGACGGGACGGTTGGTTGCAAGCCCTTGAAGGATCTGGCTTTCCCGCTGCCGTGAATGGCGTCGTGGGCTATGCCCATAACGCTATTCTTTTCTGGCTCCGATCATTGGATGAGCGGTTGACAGGATGCCGGCGCAAATCCGGCTCTGTCGCTCATCTTGCGACGTTTCGTGGCCCGCGGTTGAGGCGGGCAATCCAAATCAAACTCTCTCGTGCCGTCTGGCTGCGCCGCAGTTAACCAGCCCTATGGTTCTTTGTTGCGTGTGCTCGAACTGACGCTACGATCCGCCCCACAAAAGGGGGCAATCATGAAACTCTTAGGATCTGCGACCATCGTTCTATCCAGCCTGATCGGTACTCAAGCGCTGGCTGATTCAAAGAGCACCGTCGACAACGCCTATCGTCTCTGTGCGATGTTCGACAACACGGGGTTGCTTAGTGAAGAGTGCATGTCTCTGGTTGGGGCTCATCGGTCAACGTGAAGATCGATACGACATCGGGCGAAGCTCGTCAGATCTGCGCACAGGTAGTGGGGCTGGTCAGGCAGAAGGGTTTGTCGTTCGATCCGGGATGGCAGATCAAAATCTACTCGCCTTATAGCGGCACCAACGCCATCGCTTTCTGCCGTCTCAGCTGACGCCGTTGCCTCTTGGCCTCTGCCGCCTCGATAATCGCCAGCTCGCCGGCCGGTAGCCGCGCTAAGCGCCGCTTCTCAACCGTGATGTCGATCGCACTGGTCACCACCTCAGGCAGGATCGCTGGCAGCAGGTCCGGCATCGGCGGGTCGGTCCGCTCGATCTCCTTCCGGCTCATCGGGCGAGGCGCGGACCTGGCCAAGCCGATGTTGCCCATCGTGGCGACGGCCGCAGCCATCAGCATTCCAACGGACAAAGCTCGCATAAAATCCTCACTCTTCCCCATTGCTTGGGGCTTTCGCATTCGGATCAAGTCAGGATAATCTTCCATTCGCGCGATCCGATCACGCCACCCGAGCACAGGCCTTTGAGGCGGGTACTGACCCGGGAAAGGAGGTGATTCCGATGTCGAACAAAGACTCGAACACGCGCAAGGTTGGTCGAGACGCTGGGAATGGCCAGTTCACTACGGTGAAGGAAGCCAAGGGCAACCCCAAGACCCACGTCGTTGAGACCATCAAGACGCCCAAGAAGAAGTAAGCTTCTTTAGGGGCATCGGAGCGAGGTCGGGTCGGATCCGGCCTCGCCTCTCTATCTCAGACGTTTTGTTAGGGTTGGTGGGTCACATGACTGCCTCCCGCGCCGGTCTCAAGCCGTTCAACTTATGGCTCTTGCGAGCATGGCAAGATTGATGCCTCAAACAGGGCCCGGTGTCACCACACGCAAAAAAGCGCTTTCAGATCATGTACATCGCTGGCTAGTTGCGAATGGAAGACAAATCTTTTGCAACTAGATCGGCTTAGGCCGCACGGGTCTGTGGCCCCGCGCTGTGCTGATAATGATGAATTTTTCCGGTTCCTGCTTGTTCACACGGTCCACATCAGGCGATATCGACGCCTCAGGAGCCACGGGCAAGAGAGCGACGCTGACAAATGACGGACGAGCTGGGCAGGCAAATACCAAATCCGGTGAAAGACTACGGACGCCAGCGCCGGGCGGAGGTGCAGGCCTTCGCGGAGGCGCTCACACTGGGAGATGACCTAGGCGCGGTCATCCGTGCACATCTCTATCTTGAGCGCGAGCTGAACCACTTCAACGAAGCTCTTGTTGATCCAGCCGTACTGAGGGTCTTCAAACCGCGATACAATCAGAAGGTTCGCTTGGCTGTAGCCTTGGGATTGCCAGAGCATTTCGCGGGGCCGCTATCCTGTATTGGCGATATCCGAAATACATTTGCCCATGAGCTGCACCCCTCGCTCACAGAGGCCCAGATGAAGCGGTTCTACGAATCTCTTAACGAAGATCTGAAGGCTGATGCACAGCAATCCTTCGAGCTACTTCGCGAGAGCAAACTGGGCGCTCATGTCCTCCGTTCAATCTCGGATTTATCGCCACGCGATCAGCTGGCCCTCTACATGGTACAACTGTGGACCAAGCTTGTAACCGCTGTTCACTTCTCGTTGCGGCAGCGCGAGGCAAGCAAGTCCTCTGGATTCCGATAATTACGGTTTCGACAAGAAATGGATTTAATTGCTGATGCCGAGTTCGGCGCACCGCTCGCGTTTCCGCACAGCCTCAGTGTTGTCCCCGTAGTCGCAATCGCTGCACTTGCTGCATTGCATGACGGAGACAGAGCACCCGCCGTCTTCACAGCCGCAGTTCGCGCCTCCGATAAACTGCCAGTCATGGCCGACCTCGCTGCAATGGGCGTCAGCTACAGCCCGCTTGGCCTTGGCCAGTTCCGCCTCTGCGGCGGCGAGACGTTCTAGGGCGTTGCTCATGCCTTCTCTCCCATGAGGGCGGCTCGGATCAGCACTTCCGGCACCCACATAACGGGGTGATACTCCCACTCACCAGTCCAGCCAGGTTCATGGCTGACGTTCTCAATCTCGATCAGGCCTTCGGTCTTGAGATCACCAAGGTGGACACCTCGGATGCGCCATGTATGGCCGCTGACTTCGATCAAGTCGCCGGGCTTCATGCTCTCCCCCCAGCGACCGGCCCGTGCTTGTCCTTAAGAACTTCGCCATCAGGGGTCACAATCCGCTCGGCCTTGTGGATCACATGCCGGGGAAGCTTGCGGTATTGCTCTCGGGTGACGGTCAGTGTTTTCGCCATGTTCTCCTCGTGACGGTAACGGGTTGTTAGAAATCTTGCCCTAGATGAGCCGGGCCGAAGCATTGGCAGTTCCACTGCCATCCTGGTTGCCCGGCACCAAACTTCAGGCCGCTCCCCACGCGGCCTTTTTCTTTGGCTCAGCATGATCCATCCCCTCAGCGCACCGGCACGTGCGCGCGGTGGAGCTGCTCGGCCAGGTACGACAGCCCGGCCGGCAGATACCGGTCCAGCGAGCTCCGGCTGAGGATCTTCTCGGGCATGGCCTGCCAGGGAAGAACGGTGGGCTTCATCGGGATCTTGAGGCCTTCCAGCTCCTGGTCGATCCGAGTACGCATCTGGGCCGTCAGATCGGCCCAGGCCTGCGCCTTGTCGTCCTCACCCATGATGTTCAGTTGGAGCTGCTCGGCCTGCTCGTCCCGCCAGCGGCCCGCCTCAACGATCGCACGCTTACGAGCCTGCTCGATAGGCTTGCCAGTCCTCTCCCATTCCGCGGCCGCCATCCGCTCCGCCATGGCCTTCGCCTTGACCGTCCGCTCCTTCACAATCCTGGCGATCGAGAACCCGCCAGCCTTGCACATGGCCCAGAGCAAGACGGCGTCACAGGCCATGGGCTCATGGGCTGCGTACTTGAGCGGCCACGCCAGAGCCTCATCGGACATGCTGATTTCTTCAGCCGTCGGGCGCCGGATACCGGCAGCGTACGCGTCACGAGCCGATTTGATCTCATCCTCGACCAGATCCGAGAACTCCTTCAGAGCGACCGGCCACGCAGTGCCGTACTCCTTGGGCCCTACCCTACCTGCCATCGTGAGGAGCACGTCGAAGGCATGGATCAGCCTGTGAGCCACGTGCTCCGAGGTCCAGAAGAGAGGGGCCTCATAGGGACCCTCAACAGCTTCCCCGCGTGACAGGTCCCGTGACACGTCTTCATCGCCGCGTGATAGATCAGTCGAATAACTCACCACGGCACCTCATCTTCTGTGACATCAGGATTCCATTGCGTGACGGAAGGCTGTTCCTCAGCCTGCGTCTGCTGGCTCTTCTTCCCGCCTCTTAGTTCCTTGCCGGTCAGCCAAACCCAAGGATTGCTGATGCCGATCAGGCCGAGGGCAACCAGCCTTTCACCGCAAAACTTGCGGGCCTGTCTGAGGGCGGCATCCCGCTTCTCGCCCTCAGGCTCCTCGCCCATCCATTTCTTAGCGAATGCGTCGCGGACTTTGTCTTTGTGCACCACCCTGATCCCGCCGGGCAGCTTGATTCCCTCTGGCGGAGCCTCACCGTGATCCTGGATGGCTTCCTGCACGCAGATGAAGTAGTTGTAGACGCGATCGGACAGCTTCTTGGCGTCCTGGGGCTTGTCCCTCTCGACGCCGGCCAGGGCGCCCTCATCAGGAAGATCCACCACACACGACGTCAGCTCGTCGCCGTCCTCATCGACGCCGATCTTCACTTGGGGCAGGACGAACCGGAACCTCTTGTCTGCGTCGCCGTCCTTGAGCTTAGTGACGACGGCCTCCCGGATCTTCCGCCCATTGGCATCCTTGGCGATGATCGGGTTCTTCGCATTCTTGCCGGCGTCCACTTCGACCAGAGAGACGTCGAGCACATTTTCGACATCGGCGAACATACTGGAGTGGCCGCGGGCCTTGGTACCGGCAGCGTTCTTATGGTGGACCAGGAGCACCGTGCAGCCGAGGGCTAGCTCCAGCTTCTTGCAGCGCCGGCGGATGCTGGAGACGTCCTTGCTGCCGTTCTCGTCGGCGCCTGGCGTCGCCGCGCTGAAGGTATCGATCACCAACAGCTCGAGCTTGAATTCTGGGTACTGCTCCTCCCAGTACCGGCATTCCGCGATAAGGGCGTCACAGTCCTCATCTGAGGCATAGAGATCGATCGGCAGGGTCAGAAGTACGAAGGGCAGGCTGTTGTCGCCCTTCAGCCCATGGTGCTCCTCATAGGCCGGGATGCGCTTGTCGCGCACCCCCTTGGCGCTTTCCCCTGCCTGATAGATGACAAGTCCCTTCCGAGTCTTATTGCCGAACCAGGGAGTGCCGCGAGCGACGGCCATGCCGATATCGATGGCGAGGAAGGATTTGCCCGACTGGGAGGCCCCTACCAGCATGGCCTGCTCGCCACGGGTTATGACGTTTTTGACCAGCCACTCGTGCTTTGAGGCACGAGGGGCATGACGCTCATGCCACGGGATGGCGCCGAACCGAGACTTGAAGGGCTGGATCATCGCCGTCGTCTCGCGCTCAAACTGCTCGAAGGACTTGATGGAGGGGATCGCGTTCATGCCGCTGCCTCGATTCCGAGCTCGCGAAGGAGAAGATCGTTGAAGTCAGAACCGTCGGGTGCCATGGAAACCAGAACCTCCCTGCCCTGCTGATGGAAGCGCCGGGCCGCTACCAAGAGGCGGGCCCGGGTAGCCTCATGATCGCTGTCGCCATCACCGAGCAGAATGACGCGTCGCACATGCTGAGGCAGGATGACCCCGGGCCGGTCGAAGTCAGGGGCGCCGTTCGGGATCGGGAGTGGAGAGCCATCCGGCCGCTTCTTCTTCGGGTGCGCCACGGTACCGGTGGCACCGCCTGAGAGGTTGCCCAGGCTGACGGATGTCGCGAGACTCACGTCGAAGTCTACCAGCCCCAGCACATACCAGGAGAGGACGGTCTCGATCCCCTCCCCGATCGCCAGCGTGTCTCCAATCTCGCCGAGGCGGATCATGCCCCCTCGCTGCTCGCCCATGACTTTCTTGGCCTTGTTGCGGGCCCTATCGCCAGGAGGCGTCAGCTTCTTCGGCTGCGACGGATTCAGGTAGGTCCGGTGCAGGCCAATGATCGTGCCATCTACAGAGCGGATCGCTGCCACCATAGCGGGATAAGAGCCGAGCGGAGAGGTCCGGTCCGCGTCGGCATTTGCATAGCCGTGGTAGCCGAGATCAGGGACGAACCGCAGATCAGCTGTGAGCCGCGCCGGCGGCGTCAGACCGCGAGCCTCAAGGTAGGCCGCAGCGTGGGTGCCCGCGATTGGCTTGGCGGCCTGCCACAGCTTCTCAACGCTCTCCTGCGTCTCCTGCCGCTCCCGGTCTTCCCGAGCCTGCGCCTCAGCCTCTTCCTTGCGGCGCTGCTCGGCACGAGCCGCGAGGCGCGCTTCACGCGCGCTGCGCTCCTCATCTGTCTCAGCTTGGTCGCGCCCCGGTGGCGGCCGACCAGTGAGAGTCTCGCAGGCGGCCGGAAATTCACAGGCATCAAGGTGCATCACCATGTCGATCACGTCTCCGCCTCCTGCTCCACGGCAGTTGAAGACGTTCTTGCGGGTATTGATGCTGAAGCGATCGGTGCCGCCGCAGGCCGGGCAAGGACCAGAGCGCTCGACAGAGCCCTTCATCCTCACGCCGCGGCGCCCGAGCTCGTCGAGGATGGAGACAGAGCGGGCTTCCTCGACCCACTCGTCAAATGCCTGGCTGGTCCCGGTCGCGGCCATGGATCACTCCGCACCTTTCCGCGAGATTTCTGCCGGTCGATCTGCGAGCCCCTCCCGGCGCACGGCCAGTTCCGCTATAGAATAGTTGTGTGTTGAGGCCATCACCGGTTCAACGGCTGCGTGATCGATCGATTGGGAGAAACGATGAAGGACAAACGAGACGGGAACGGCGGAAACGGTGCCGCCCTTCTGGGTGGGCTTGCTATCAGCGCTTTGGTGGCTGGCTATACACTTATGCTCATCTGGGGCGTTGACGTTTGCAGCGGCGAGAAGGTGAACGCGGAACTCCTTGCCATCAGCCGCGTCGGCTGCATGGAGTACTGGTTGGAGCGCTACCAGACCCTGTTCACCGGCATCCTGTCGGCTATCATTGCGGTCGGTGCGGCTTATTTGGTCCTGAAAACGCTCGATCGCATGGATCGCCAGAACCGGCTGGCAGAACAAGCCATGCAGGTGGCACACGATCAGCTCAAGGCAGTACATCGAAAGGAAATCGGCATCGCACTCAATGCACTCGCATTCGTGCGTAGTCACATCCTCACCATGATCACCTCGATGGATGAAGCAAATGGCGATGAAGAGAAAATCGCCATGGCTTACGTCGAGGCCCTGACAGCAATCAAGGATCCGCTCAACGAATTCCGGCTGGCCATGCACGCTATCACTCAGAGTGAAGCGGCGGAGAGGGACGTCACAAACTTCGAGCGACACTTCAACGCCGTCATGCGGTACTTTGGCGCGAAACAAAGCGCAAGCTATCAAACTTTGATGCCGCCGCCGCCCGGAGGTCTGACCGTCAGTTCGCTGCAGGAGGTGCGAGAATTCTTGATGAGGGCCTGTGCCGATCTCGGCAGCCTGAGAGATGAGCTGAGGATCACACGACGAGCCTTTAACAAGTAGAGCAACAGCAGGCTCGAAGCCCATACGCCCACAGTTCAAGGGTCTGCCTCCACCAGCGAAGCTGTCGACGATCAACTCTCTCATGCTGCCACCTTGTCGTTCTTGCGCAGCCAATGAACCTGCGGCTGACCTTCGTAGCCTTTGAGCCAGACGAACCATGAGAAATCTGCCTTCCCACCTCCAGGCTTCTCACCGGCCACGATCACGCGACCAGGCGGCATAGAGGGACGCGGCCCAATGCGGTATTCGCGATAGAGCGGCGTCGATTCCAGCCATGACCCGGTGGAGGCGGAGTTTGCCCATACGGTCGGCAGGAGCATTGCGACCTTACCGCGGCTGAGGTGCAGGGCCCGTTCAATGAACGGACGGGCAATGCCGAATGGCGGATTGCTAACGATGTTCTCGCCAAGGACGATGACCTGCTCAAGGAAGTCCATCGGTACGCCGCAGTGCTCGGATCGCGCGATTTTATCGGAGCCACGAGCCTCGTGACCGGCGGCGCGAGCCGCAGCTACGACCCGACCGAGGCCGCATGCCGGATCCCAGATGCGGCCTTCGAACCGCTCGACTGCGAAGAGCCTCTCGGAAACCCATTCAGGTTCGACGTACCAGTCATCAGGATCGCGCTCCCAGATTTTGGCGTTCAGGGTCCTTACCGGCTCCATCTCACGCCTCCAGCCGCTGGACGCGGAACATGAACTTGTTCACGCTCACGAGGTCGATGCCAATCGCAGCCAGCTTGCGGCGCATGGTGCTGAAGTGATCCTTCAGGGCATCAATGCGAGGCCAGGGGCCGAGGTCGCGGAGAGTGTCGACATCATAGGTTCCGCCGTCCGTCATACGCTCGAGCGAGCGAGCGAAGGGGCGCGCCACGTCGATAGTGCCGAGCGGGCCGTGGATCTTTGAGGCTTCCACGTCGACCACCATGATCTTGTCGGCATCGAAAGCGGCTACTGGCTTGGGCTGCGGCTTCTCGATCGAGGGATCAACCGGCATGAACTTACGCGGAGCCGCGGGGACGCTGGGTATACGCAGACGGGCCAGCCCTTCATCCTCATCGGCCTCCTTGAGCGGACGGCGGAAGACACGCACGCTGGAGAGGCCGGCCGGGATAGATTGAGACTCCAGCGCGGAGGGCTCGGACGGTTCATCAACAACGACGACAACGGTCTCTACGACCTCCGCGAAGTCCGGATCATCCTCTTCCGTGAGCTGGGTAACCGCTTCTGAGCGCCGGGCGGCGTCACCCTTGAGCACACGCGGATCATTGGCCTTGCGGCCCATGGCCAGATAGGAGCCGACACTGGACCGGTTCATATCCAGCTGGCGAGCGATGTCGGCCGATGTGATCGTCGTCTCGCCGTAAAGGTTAAGGACCTTCTGGCATGCCGGAGAGGCAGGCACGTAGTGCTTGAAAGGGATGGGGGTATATGGCTCAACCTCGGAACCTTCAGTAGCAGGTTCCAAGGGAGCTTCCATGATAGCGGCTGCAGCATCCAAGGTATCGCTGCCGCCATCCATGTTATCAACCTTCACAGGCCAGACGCCGCGCTCTTCAGCGCGTGTCTGTGCCAGCGGGCTCCAAGGGCCCATCTGCGCCTCGTTCCAGCCTTCCGGTTCCTGCTCGCCAATGGCATCGGCAACCGCCTTAAGGACACCCTCTGCATAGGCCTCGAACGGCACTACCACCTTCTTCGTCGCCATCTGATGAGCAAGCCGGCTCACTCGGCCCTGCAGGTCAGACAGCGCGCTGTTGATGGCCAGGATCTCGGACAGGACAGCAGCATTGGGATCGTGCTGCTCGATAGGCTGGAGAATGGGTTGCGTGCTCATCATGCAGCCTCAGTTTGAACGGTGACTTTGCGGGCGCGCGGCCCGTACTTGCGCTTGGGACGGGCTTCCTTGCCGAGATCCTTGAGTATCACCTGCATGCCCTTATCGAGCGTCACGCGCAGCAGGCGCTCCAGCGCTGCTGCTTTCGAGACATCCATGGCCTCAGCTAGATTGTTGAGCGTCTCATAGTGGCGCCGACGGATGCCGCAGCGGACTTGGCGATAGCCGCCGCGGCCGGCGAGCTTTACCGGCGGCTTAGCTTGGCGCGCGACCCTGATAATGCGGCGCGGATTCTCACCAAGCGCCGCACCTATCTCATCGGCCGAATGCCCGTCTCGGGCCAGGATCATGATCTTCGCCAGGAGATCCCTCCGGCTCATTGGTTGTTTCGGCTGGCTTTCCATGGGCGGCCCTCGTAATCGCTGCCTCTTTCAGGGCGCTGCGAAATGTCGTGATGAGATCCCGGGTGAACTGGGTGTCACCCATCGCGTGCAGTCGCTCGAACATCATGCGGGTGGCGTAAAAGACGTCAGCGCGGTTCAGCTGCTCTTCCGAGGCGGCCTTGAGGAAGCGCTCCACCCTCACCCGCTCAGAACCTCTGATGTCGCCGTCGCGATCGGTGTAGAAGATCGCCAAGTACTGGCAGATCTCGCCGCCGCGGCAGGCTGCCAGCTCATTGGGAGGGACAGTCATGCCGCGATCTTCCGGTAATGGAATGGCTTCACGTCTGGGACGAGCAGCCCAAGCTGCGTCGCCCTCCAGTGAGCGACGGCGCCGGCGTCAGATTCGTCGTAGTTGTTGCACTCCCACCCGATCTCGCGGCAGACCTTGCGCACCAGGCGCTTGGCTTCCTCGCTCTTGAGATTCCCGTGACCCACGAAATGTTTGCGTACTCGCTGAATGTTCGCCTCGGTCACACGAACGTGCTTCAACTTCACAGTTGCGCCGAGCACCCCGATCAGCATCATCTTGACCATGGTGGAATGGGCGTTCGTCTGGCCCGAAAGAGCACGCTCCGGAATAGGCGCCTCGATGACAACCTCATCTGGCGGAAAGGTCCGCATCCGCTCTGCAATCCAGCGCAGAGCCCGACATGCCTTGTCCCAGGCTCCTTGGATGCTCTTGTCATCGTCTTCGCGCCCGAGCGCGACGGTGTAGAAGATCGGCTTTTTGCCGACCTCCCAGTCACACACACCCATGCTTTTCGCGACATCGAGGCCGAGGATCTTAGTCATGATCAGTCTGCCAGATCGTCCACGAGTTCGCCGTCAGCCTGGCGACGATCTTCGGCATCGACGGCCGCCTTGCCCAGCGGGAGTTCGGCGTAGTCACCCAGCGCTTCCTGGATGAGCTTGGCCTGCTCCAGATCCTCAGTCTCTAGCTCGGAGCGCATCTCTTCCATCTTGTGGGAGAGCTTTCTGATCTTCAGCTCGGTCTTGAGCGGCTTCAGCGGGATGCCGCGTGCCTTCGCCTCGGTCATCACGCCCTTACGATCCTCTGCGATGTCGCGGCACCGCTTCATGAACTTGCCGCGCTCGGATGCGAGCGTGGCGTCGAGCTCGTCAAGGCGGCTCACAACATCCTGCAAGACAGCAGGATCGAAGCCATTAGTATTGGGGGTCTGCTTTGCTGATTTCCGGCCACGGGCCATGGTTCAACCTTTCAGAACGTTGTTGGCTTGGGAGAGGAGAAGAGGCTCAGCAGACTGGTCTGCCTTCCGCTGAAAGGTGCCGTAGGTCGCCTCAGGTCCTATGGCTGCGAGAAGTTCGTCACGAATTCCTTCGAGCCAGCCCTCCGCCACGACACCTGCGGCGCAGCAGCCGTGCTGGAGGCGGATCTCAGCCAGGCGCTCACGAGTCTGAGCGCGGGCCGTTTCGTAGAGGGAGCCGGCGCCGGACATGACCCGCCTCAGGCCCGCTTGCGGTCAATTGACACGACGGAATTCTCGGCACGCTCCAGATCGGCATCGAGATCGGCCAGTGCCTCTTGGCCTTCCCTCACCTGGGTCCGAATGCTCTTGATCTCATTTGGTGTGACGGTTCCATCGGCCTTGGCCGCGACGATCTCGCCGACGACGTCCGACATCTCCCGGGCAACGGTCGCCAGGTGTTGGTCGAAATCAACGCTGCGGGTTGCAGCCTTCTTTGGCACGAGAACAAAGCCAGCAAGATCGGCTAGCACGCGGGAGACAATCGGCTCGCCGACGTGAGCCTCAAGATCGCGGATCACGTCCATGGGGGCGAACATCTGTTCATTCGGATTGCCATACCGAGACAGGCGCGCCGCGTCCGTGCGAGTGATCTCCTCAGCTGCATACGTCGGACCGCCAGCAGCCTTCAGGAGGCTGCGATAGGCCGCCTTGAGAGTGAGATGATCGTCGCCAAGGAGGGTCCGGGTGCTCATGCAAGAATTCCTAGTTTTATTGCTTTGCGGCTAAGGCTGAGGTCCGGCACCTTGCGATCAACAAAGGGGGCCGAGATGATTAGGGATCAGTCAGGGAATCGAGGGAGCCGCTTCTTCAGCGGCCACGGCATCAGAGGCCCAGTCACGAAGGCTGACCTTACCGCCGGAGATCTCCTCGATACGGATCATGCGATCGGCATCAGGACGACGCTCGCCATACTTCCACTTCTTCACGGCATAGGCCGTGCAGTGCATCGCTGAAGGGAGGCCTTCGTTGATCCTCTCAGCAAACACAGCGTCGTCGAGTTTTTCCTCGCGCATGTATTCGAGTAATTTCATGACATCCCAAACCGGTGAAACAACGACTTCCCCAAAAGTTTCCCGAAATGGGGATGCTTGTCAAGAAATAAGTATCCCAAAATGGGGCGAGACAAAAGTTTCCCAGAACGTCACAGTTCCCGGCATGGGGAATAATCTTAAAAAACTTAGAGAAACCAAGGGCTGGACCCAGGACCAAGCCGGCGAGGCCATGGGCATCTCAAAGGGCGGCTACATCAAGCTCGAGCGCGGCGAGAGGCCGTTGAACAAGAAGCACATCGAGCTTGCGATGAAGGCCTTTGGCGTTTCGGCCGTGGAAATCACCATGACGCCGGACGAGGCTGATATCTTCAATGCCCTCATGAGACAGCCTCCGCCGAACGGGCCGCGTGAATCCTCAACCGTCAACATGTCAGAGGCGGAGCACCTGCCGCAGCTTCCCAACTTCGGCGGACCGCGTGACATCCCTGAATACGGAGCCGCCGCCGGCGGATCCCGCGGGAAGGCGGACTTCCGGTTCAACGGCCAGGTTGTGGACATGGCGCCTCGACCACCAGGCATCGCCAACAAAAAGGATGTCTACTGCGTTCGAATCGTCGGCGACAGCATGGAGCCGAAGTACGAGGAAGGTGAGCGCTTGTATTTAGATCCGCACCGCCGACCAGCGATCATGGATTACGTTGTCATCGAGCTAAAAAGCCAAGAAGAAGGCGAGCCGGGCGACGCTTTCATCAAGCGCTTGGTGCGGAAGACGCCAACGAAGTACATCGTGCAGCAGTTCAACCCCTCAAAAGAACTTGAGTTTGACATTGACGAAGTGAAGAACATGCACCGCGTCATCCCGCAGGACGAACTGCTCGGGATCTAATTTTCACTGAAAGAGCGGGCGGCGGGGCGGCATTGCTGATGCCGCCCTTTGCTTTGCTGGTGTCGCCTCACTCGGCTCCAGCGAGAGCTTTGTGCGGGCGGCCTCCACGTTAGCCGGCGGGATGTTCGCCTTGGAATGGAGCTCGGTCAGCATTTCAGGATTGGCCGCGGCGTAATCGAGCACAGCCGGTAGGAAAAGCGGGAGTTTCGCTGTCTCTCTGAGGTTCTCGACACTGAGGCCGGTCACACCCAGGAAGCGGCTCAATCTGCCCGAATCCGAGCCAATGAACCCGAAGATCTCAATGGCTAGCAACTCTGCATCGTCTTTTGTCGTCATCATGCTCGCCTCCCTGCACCCCTTGAGAACTCCGGCTCGATGATCTTGATGTTCCGCCCCTTGCCGTCACGTTCCGTGCAGGCACTGCAGCGGAGCTTATTGCCGAGCTGGTGAAAGGACTTGATGCCACCCTCGTCCAGCTGAGCGAGCCTCCAGCGCTGAAGCCTTCGGGTTCTTCCGCAGTCCTCACAGGCAACGTCCAAAGCCCTGACTGTCAGAAGCTCGCCCTTACTCCAATGCCGCATCATAACCTCGCGTGTTCTCAATCTGTTCTAAAAATGAGTAAACATTTGGAGGGAGTCGAGAGGGCTCAGAACTTGTCCTAGATTTCCACAGGTTCGCGCTGTGTTCACGTTTGGGGCGGCCATCAAGGCCGTCCCCATGGCTCGACTGAGCAGCTTGGGAAGAGCGCAAACCTTTCGTGCGCGTGTGAGTAATAACTACGCACGTATGCGGGGTATATACTCAACCTATAAAGATAGAGGGTTAGAGAACTCGACGGATTGAGAGTAGGGACGCCGCTTTGAGGCGGCGCCCCTCACTGACCCTCTCACGTTTCAGAACTGTGGTTCCGCGCGAGACACCCCCAGCCCGGGCTTGATGCCCCAAAATGTAGCTGCAATAAATTTCCCATTTTGGGGTTGACGAAGTACCCCAAGTTGGGGATTCTCTCTGTGTCGAAGCGGAGAGATCCAATGCCCGCCACGCGGCTCAAGCCACAATCCACATCGCCTACCCTCCCGACCGAAACTATGGCCGCGGCTCTTGCCGCTAGCAGTCGTGACCTTGCTGACGATGCGATCTGCATCCAGATCCTCGTTGGTGCCAGCTTCTCCTGTGCCGAAATTCTCGATGGCTTGGATCTTGCTCAGGACCGCGCCCGCGAGCTGCTCGTGGAGGCTGCGTAATGGCTATGACCACGATCTTCTCCGGCATGGGCTCGGCCTGCATGATCAAGTTCGCGAGCCACACGGCAACCGTGCACCGCGCTAACCGTCCCCTCGAGGCGGACAATTTTCGGGCCACGTTCTGGTTCGACAACGGTGTTCGTGGACCGCGCGTGGTCGAGGGCTTCAGCACCTTCGCTGAGGCCCAGCGCTTCGCTCAGTCTGTCCTGCCTGATGGCTTCCTTCCCGCCGCGAGGGAGACTGCCTGATGCGCCTCCAACGCAAGATCAATTGGCCCGCCGCAATGCGCGACATGCGCAAGGAGCGGGAGAAGCAGGATCACCTGCGTGACGCTGCCCCGGATCTCTACCGTGTCCTGAAGAGAGCGCTCGACACGTGGGTGACTGGCGTGAACGGCGACAAGGTCTTCGCCGCCCACGCCGACGACATGCTGGCTGTACTGATGAAGGCGGAGGGTCGCTGAAATGCTGAACCGCGAATTCTGCATTGCCCTGCTGTCGGATCACGACCACCTTGTTGAGGGCGGACCTCTCGACCTCGCCTATGACGCGGTCGTCGTCGCCCTTGGCTGGGAGGCTTTCACCGACGAGGCGCTGTCCATGATGGCAACCGAGATCATTCGGCTCTCTGGCGTGATGCCCGAGGCAGATCCCGTTGGAAACGTCCTCATCACCTCGCCTCGGAGGCACTGATGTCCTCTCAAGAACAACGCCGCGAGGGCTGGATGGTCCTCGGCTTCACCCTTGGTGCACTCGCCTTCCTCTTCATCGCCGGAGCCCTGCTGCAATGATCGAGCGTATTCCAGCAGGCGACCGCGCGACCTGGCTTGAGCTGCGCGGCAAGGATGTGACGGCCAGCGCAGCCGCGGCTCTCCTTAACGTCCATCCGTTCATCACAGCCTATGAGCTGTGGGCGCTGAAGGCCGGTAAGATCTCCGAGGATCCGGAAGAGACCGCGCCTATGAGACGCGGGAGACTCCTGGAGCCAGTAGCTGTGCAGATGCTTCGTGAGGAGCGTCCGACTTGGCGCATCACTCACAATAGCGGATCAGAACAGGTCTACCTCCGTGACTCGGCCATACGCATCGGTGCCACCCCTGACGTGATCGCTGTCGATCCGGATCGCGGCTCTGGGATCGTACAGGTCAAGACCGTAGAGCCTGGTGTGTTTCGCTCGAAGTGGGTCGCCGACGGCGAGGTCCAGCCCCCGCTCTGGATCGTGATCCAGGCGATCATCGAGGCAAAGCTCACCGGATCGTCCTGGGCCGCCGTTGCCCCGCTCGTGGTCGGCTTTGGTGTCGAGATGCCGATCGTTGAGATTCCGATCCACGACGGCGTCTACGACAAGATTAGCGCTGAGGTCGTGAGTTTCTGGGCAATGGTTGCCGCCGGGGAAGAACCCGAGCCCGACTATGCCAGAGACGATGCTCTGCTCTCTCGGCTTGATCGAGGCGACAACGGTCTGGAGGTCGACCTTTCGACCGACAACATGCTGCCCGAGCTGCTCGAGGAACGCGCGGAACTGAAGGCCCGCATCAAGGCCGATACCGACCGCACCAAAGAGATCGATAGCGAAATCATCACGAAGATGGGCGCGCACGAACGCGCCTTCATTCCCGGCTGGCGGGTCTCTCGCCCGACCATCCGCCGTGCTGGCTACACCGTCCAGCCTACCACCTACCGCCAGCTCAAAATCTCTCCAGTGAAGTGAGGAGTCTGTCTATGCCTGCTGCTGCCTTGGCCGAAATCGGCCACAACAACCCGCCTCCGCTTCGGGAGGTACTGACTGAGAACTACGAGAGCCTGATCGCCGAGATTGAAGATCTCGCTGGAAAAGCGAACGAGGCTCCGAAGACGATCTCCGGAGACGAAGACGTCATCACCGTCGGCGAGATCGTGAAAGGTGCCAGGGACCTCTCTAAGCGCCTCGACAAGGCGCGCGATGCTGAGGGCCGCCCTCACCTCGAAGCCAAGCGCGAGATCGATGGGTTCTTCAAGGGTCACATGGAGCGGATCGATCGCGTCGCCCAGGTCCTGCAGAAGCGCGCCGATGACTACCAACGCGCCCGGGCGGCCGAGGAGCGGCGCAAGCGCGAAGAGGAAGCCCGCCGCCTCCGTGAAGAGGAAGAACGCCAGCGGGGGATCGCCCGTAGGGCTGAAGAGGCCAACCGCGCCAAGACGGCCGCCAAACACGAAGACAAGGCCGATGAGCTGGCAGAACGCCAAGTCGAAGCCGAAGCCTCGGCACAGGCCAGCAATGCCGACCTGGTGCGGGTTCGCTCCGAGTCCGGCACCGTCGTATCCGCCAAGACCGAATGGAAGGGCGAGATCGTCTCCATGGAGGAGATCGATCTGAACAAGCTCCGCCCGTACCTCAAGCGAGACGACCTCCAGAAGGCTCTCAACACCTTCGTCCGCATGGGCGGCCGTGAACTGGCCGGCGCCCACATCTTCGAAGACGTCAAAGCTTCCTTCCGCTGATCCCTGAACAATCGAGAAGAGCATATCCATGAATGCTGTCGTTGAGACCAAAGCACCGAGCGCAATCGCTGTCGTTCGCCACCAGCTGGACGGAATGGAGGATCAGTTCCGGGCCGCTCTGCCGGCGCATATGCCCGTCGAACGGTTCAAGCGCGTCGTGATGACCGCGATCCAGAACAATCCTGAGCTGATGGAGTGTGACCGTCGCTCCCTATGGAACGCTGCCATGAAGGCAGCGCAGGACGGACTCCTGCCCGACGGCCGGGAAGGTGCAATGGTTGTCCGCAAGGACAAGAAGAGCCCGACCGGCAAGTCAGCCAACTGGCAGCCGATGATCGCCGGCATCCGCAAGAAGGCCCGCAACTCCGGAGAGATTGCCAGCTGGGACGCTCATGTGGTCTGTGAGGGCGACCACTTCCAGTTCCAGCTGGGCGACAACCCGCAGATCAACCACTCGTACGATCTGAGCACCGTTCGCGGCAAGATCGTTGGCGCCTACAGCGTCTGCACCCTCAAGGACGGTACGAAGTCCTACGAGGTGATGTCGATCAGCGACATCCACGCTATCCGCGACCGCTCAGACGGCTGGAAGGCCTTCAAGGCAGGTTGGATCAAGTCCACGCCTTGGTCGACCGACGAGGGCGAGATGTGTCGCAAGACGGTTGCGCGCCGTCATTCCAAGGTCATTCCGATGTCCACTGACCTGGATGATCTCATCCGGCGCGATGACGATCTGTATGATCTCAAGGGCGCCAGCGACGCTGAGGTGAAGGGCCCGCGCCTTTCGATGACGGCTGCCCTTGACCAGCTGGCTGGCCCGAGCCTTGATCGTAATACTGATGATGCCGATGAGGCAGAGGAGCAGCCCGTCCGCGGCGGCACTGCCGAGCAGGCCCAGGCTGAACGCATCGATGACGGCAGTGGGCGTGTAGTGAAGGACAAGAACCCTGAGGCGCTGGGCACATCCAGTGCGGCAGGCGAAGCAGTCGAGGGCGAAGGTAGCGGCGTACAGCCCTCGGCCGCCGCTAATGACTTTCCTGGCGACAAGCCGATGAAGCAAACTCCTGACTTCGAAGCTCTCCTGGCTGAGTTCGAGCGAGACGCACCGAATGCCACGACGGAGGAGGAGCTGGGTGAGCTCGCCGCGGATCTGCGTCAGGCCATGGATAAACACCCGCCTTCCCGGGAGTTCCAGACGAAGGCTGCCAATGCCTGGCAGGATCAGATCGACCGCATCAAGGGCAAGGGCAGCAAGGCTGCGCAGAAGGCCGCCGGTGCCGCAGAGAAGGATCCTGACCACCAGAAGGGCTACAACGACGCCGCTCGTGGCGCATCCAAGTGCCTGAAGCAGGACATCCGCGACAATCCTGAGCGCCTGGCCAAGTGGCAGGCAGGATTCGACGCCTACAAGGCTGAAGGCGCGGAGGGCTGATCCATGCTGCTACGCGTCATAGATTTCGAATCTACCGGGTTGCCGCCGGATGCCGCCATTGTGGAGGTGGGTTGGTGCGATGTGATCGACGGTGTCGTTGGCGAGCAGGGAAGCATGCTCGTCAACCCAAAGCGTCCGATCGGCATTGAGGCTATGGCCGTCCACCATATCCGCGACCACGAAGTCGCGCATGCCCCGGCAATTGATCTCGGATTTCGCCGGCTTATGCAGGGCAGTCCGGATGTCTTCGTTGCCCACAATGCAGAGTTTGAAGAGCACTTTTTCTCAGGCGGCGGAAGGCCATGGATCTGTACCCTGAAGGTCGCGCGCCGGCTTTGGCCGGACGCACCGCGCCACACCAACAGCGTGCTCCGCTACTACCTTGAGCTGGACCTTGATGAGGAGCGCGCTATGCCTCCCCATCGTGCCGCTCCTGACGCCTACGTAACGGCTCACATCCTGGCGAAGGCTCTGCCCCTCGCCTCGATAGACGACATGGTCAAGTGGACCAAGCAGCCGTCTCTGCTTCCCCGCTGCACCTTTGGCCAGCATTCCGGGAAGACCTGGGATGAAGTGCCGACCAACTATCTCACCTGGATGGCCGGCAACGAGGGGATGGATTCCGACAAGCGCTATACGGCGCGGCATCACCTGAAGATGCGTGGCGTCGGTCAGCAGGGTCGGAGGGCATCATGACCTTCACCAACGAGCAGCTCGCCGCCTGCGCTGAGCGCGAAGTGAAGCAGCGTCGTCGCGTCTATCCTCGCTGGGTCGAGGACGGGCGTATGTCGCAGGCCTTCGCAGACGAGCAGATCGCCCTGATGGAGTGGATTGCCTCCGACTACCGGGCGAAGGCCAATGCCGATTCCGCCAAGGGCGATCTCTTCGGAGGTGCCGCATGACGCTCTGCAACGCCTGTGGCGTCCACATCGACGACTGGAAGCATCGGACGGCATTTCTGTGCCCGCGCTGTGTCAGGTCCTGTCCTCCGAAGCTGATGACTGCCTACGAATCCGCATGCTCGGCCTTCGAGCGGTTCAGGAAGGAAGAGTACAGGCGCTCGCTAATCGGCTTGCTCCCTCGCGCAGGTCAGCGAGAGAAGCTTCTCGTGCGGATTTCGCGAGCTTGGTACGCGGCAAGGGCTGCCATCAAGGGCAGCCCGCATCTGAGGGCGGCGTCATGAGCCTCACATAAGATCAGCAACGTTGTGCACGACGTTCCAGCGCAGCAAGACTCTCGGGCGTACGAGACCGCTTATGCCCCTTAGGCAAGATCAGCATGTGCCCAGCGGGGAGTAAAATTGAAGCAGCGAACGAGAACACCACGATCAGAAACAAAAGAAAAGTCATTGGAATACTCATACTCAAAGCAGCGGTCGCAGGTGTCCGCGTCCTCAGTATGGTGGACGAGTATAGTTACCGGAGTGTTAGTGGCGATTGTAAGGGTCGCTCCTGGCCCAAAGAAATGAAAAAGGCCGCTGTTAAAGCGACCATTACCTATGTGGCCTCCGCAGCAAAGGACGGCTGCTCCTATGAGGAAGCGATAGATGTTTGAGGATCGACTAAACATCATCAGCGGGTTGTCGACTAGCAATGCTTCGAAGCTGATCTTCGTCATGGATTGGCCCGAGAAGCTCACGAGCCTCTTTTGCGAGGGTCTCAAGCGCACCGAGCAACCGCACTACTCTCGATCGGAATTGGTCTGTGCTGATGATCCCATGACGCGTGCCGCGGCCCAGGCCGCGAGAAACTGTGTCATTATAGGTAGCAACCAACCAATAAAGTTGAGCAATGGTTTTCGGTGCTTCGCCCTGCAAGATATAGCTGTTGTCCAGCAAGGCACTATTGCTCAGCGTCGTCACAATGGACATCTCAGATATAGCTTCGACTTCGTGCGACGCGGCATTAGCGCCTGGCAGCAAAAGTTTGAGCCCATAGTCAAAGTGTTCGGAGACATACCGAATACGTCCAATCTCACGCTCAATGTCCAGAACTGCCGGCAGGATTCTGTAAGAGAGCGCTTTCGCGCGCACGTCTCGCTCGGCTGCGGCATCTCTCTCTGCTTTGCGTTGCTGCCCTTGTGCTATCCAAAATGCCGCAGCGATGGCGGCGATAGCACCTATCGCCTGAACCCAAGAGGCGGTTCCCGGGTGCAGCTCAATCCACTTCAGCAGCCCGCCATGGACGTGTTCAACCATGCCTGATCGCCCCATCATCTTTTCTGGCCCCATGGTCAGGGCACTACTTGCTGAACGGAAAACACAGACACGCCGGATCATCAAGCCCCAGCCAACCCCTGCCGGTAACGGTCTCTGGCACTTCCATAATCGCTGGGGAGGCATCTCGCAGGTCCATGAAGAGACTCTGACCTCATACATCGTTGATGCAGCAGCACGGTTTGCCGTCGGGGACCGTCTCTGGGTTCGGGAGAACTGGCAGACGCCGGTACGTAAGCCCACCAAGTACGGTCCAATCTACTACCCTGCCGATAAACACTTCTTCATGAACCAGTCCTTCCCTCTCGGCGGGAATCGGCCTTCCATCCACATGCCCCGCTGGGCCTCCCGCCTGACCCTACTCGTCACCGGCGTGAAGGTGGAGCGGCTGAGCGACATCAGCGATAAGGATGCGATCGCGGAAGGCATCGTCGAGGACGACGGCAACATCCCCGACATCTGGTACTGCCCGGGTGGATCCAAGTTCGGCGTGAAGCGCATGGGCGCCACGCCTCAAGAGGCTTTCCGGTACCTCTGGGAGGCAATCAACGGTGCCGAGGCATGGGATGAAAACCCATGGGTCGTGGCCGTCACCTTCACCGTCCACCAGTGCAACATCGACAGCTTGGAGGTGCGGCTATGACTGCCCGCAAGGCTGACCTGCGTCTTCCCTCGCGAACCCCAGCCTACGTGTCGCGCGAAGTCGGCGCCGCCGAGATCGGCGTCTCTCCGGAAACCTGGGATAAGTGGGTCGAAAGGGGGGTACTACCATCACCTGCTCCGGGCTTCCCAGAGAGCACTCCCCGCTGGAGATGGGCCGATGTCGACGCCTATCTCGCCGGGATACCCACAACTGTTCAATCCGAAGCGGTCCTTGCGCTGGAATCGAAAGGCGGCAACATTGTCGACCCGTTCGTTGCAAGTGCCGGAAGGTTCGCAAATGGCTCGAAGGGGAAGCGGCGTGGTTGACCTTCCTAAGGAAGTGCACGTCATCACTAAGAAGGCGACGGGCAAGAAGTACTATTACTGGGTCCTGAACCGCGGGACCAAGAACGAGGGCAAGCGGATCCCACTGCCGAGCGACCCAGCCTCGGTCGCTTTCTGGGCCAAGATTGAGGCGCTGGGCGGCTCTAACCCTATGGCTCCGGCCGGTTCAGTCGCCAACCTCGTACGACGATACCGGGAGAGCGAGGATTTCAAGAAGAATACCGATTCTACTCGAGAGACCTATGAAGTCCATATGCGACGCTTCGAGGATCTTGAGGGTTGGGGACGCTACCCTGCCGAGGACCTCAGCCCGCTAGGAGTTCAGACCGCTCGTGATGCTATGCGGGAAACACCTTTCATGGCGAACCAAATGCTGGCGGTCGGCAAGACGATTTGGGCCTGGGCTATTCCGCTCGGGCTTCTCGGCAATCGACCGATCAACCCGTTCGACCACGTGTCCGATCTCGACACGCCGGACCGCGGCCACGTACCGTGGCCGGAATGGGCGCAGGCTCTGGTCATTGAGCATGCGCCCGCTGATCTTGCCCGGTTCGTCAAACTCGGTGCCTGGACGGGCCAGCGGGAAAGCGACCTGGTGCTCTTCGGGCCCGAGCACCGGGAGAACAATGGCCTGTGGTGCCGCCCCAAGAAGACCCGCAAAAAGCGCCGCGCCTTCTTCATTCCCCTGGCCGCTGCCGAGGCGCTGGAGCTCGACCGCTGGGCAGAGACCCCAATCCGGTTTGAGAACTCCCGGTGGAAGGCTCCGATCGAGCGATTCAGGGACGATCTCTACCTCTACACCCCTCGAGCCGAGCCCTACACGCCTGACCGCATCCGAGCCCGTTGGGGCCGCTGGCTAGCCTCGAAGCACGGGAAGGAGCTGTGCCGGCGGTGGAAGGAATGGCTCGCCGTTCAGGTCAAACGCTACGGCTGGGAGATCGAGCCGGATGATGTCCGAGGCCCTACCCTTCATGGTCTCCGAGGCACGGCCGTGCTGACCCGTCGCCGGGCCGGTTACACGGCCCAGGCGATCGCAAATGACATTGGAATGAGCCTGCCGATGGTCGAGCGGTACACCCGTTTCATCGACCAAATGGACGTCGCCGAGGCCAACCGCCGGCGCTTCGAAATTGTCGAAGGCGGGCGCTAAGACGGGCTTGACCGAGAACAGAAAAGGACCTATCTGACCGTCACCGCCGGGGCAGTTTTGTAAACTTCACCCCCGATCTTGTAAACCGGAAGCTAAAAGCTAAGGTTTTTTAAGTGGTTATGGTGGGGGATAGTTTAATGGTAGAACAGCGGACTCTGACTCCGTTAGTCTTGGTTCGAATCCAGGTCCCCCAGCCATCTCAGATTGTTGACAACTTCTGATTCGAGAGTCTTAATCGACAGGACGGTTTTAGAAGCGTTTTCAATGTTCGTTCTGGAGTTCCCGGCTGCGGGTCCATGAATGGCCCTTCCAGTCTACGTCGCAGGTTCGAAAGCTGCCGCCATCACCGAGCTCGCCGGACAGCCCGTCCGCCCCACCTGGAAAAGCCGGCTCCACAGAATGGCCCAATAAACTGCGAAGCTAAGCCGCATTCCAGCCAAGGTTAATCTTTAGCTAACAGCCTCCCGTAGGGGCAATTACGGGCCGGGGCCGCGCCTTGAGCCGTCATAAGGTTCAGGCGCGGCTTTTCTTCAGCCCGCTCGTCGATGCCATTACAAACTCATGCCATCTCCAAGTCGGGGACGTTCAAACGGATCGAGCGATAAACTTCGCCGCGCTCAAGGATTTCAGCACGAAGGACGACGCCGTCTGGCTCGACAACACGATCTTCACGAAGATCGGCAAAGGTACGCCTACCAAGCTGGTTCAGCTTCAGGAGCGGTTCCTTGTCCCGGCTCCCGGTCAAGTGACAAAGACGATTATGTCTTATACTACAAGAACTCGGGTATCCTGTCTTACAATCCGGATGAATCCGGCTCCAAGATCCCTATCGAATTCGCGCAGTTGAAGAAGGGGACGATATTGGCGTACCCGGATCCGTTCGTTGTCCGAGGAATGAATGCGACAGGCATTCTACTCGGTCTCTTCGGCTTCATCGTCCCATCCAATGGCAGCCGGCAGCACTGATGTTGCGTCGATAGCCTCCTTCAATCCCCGGACGGCCTTGATCTGCTCTTCCGTAAACTTCAGCGCGATATCCATTCCATGGGCCCAGAAATCGAGAACCATCATCTTCTCATCTAGGCTCAGCTCCTTTTCATTCTGTGCCATGATTCACCCCACAAGACGGTGCGTCTCTGTTTCTGACGCGGCAAGAACACGCCTATTGTCGCCGCGCATCTCCCTGAGACGCGACAATGTCCGGCAGTCGAAGGTAGCCGTGACGGCGACAACGTCCTGATCCCCGATCCGCTGCGGCAAATCGAGTGGGACCGTGCGGAAGTGCAGTTGGACAAGACGCAGCAACCACAGCGGATTCATCTCGATGATGATGGTGGAGATTCCGCTCTCAAGGCCCCATTCGACGATGCCGGAGAGAAGCGCATTGGCTAC